GGTGTCCAATCAGTAGCATTACTACCGTTTTCTAATTGTAACCCGTATAAATAAACAGTTCCAGTACTTTGTTTTATGCTTTCATAGTTTCTACCTATATGAATATTAACACCTTTAGAATAATCTGCTATAAATGTCGTATGTAACTGAACCCAACCTTGAGTAGTTGTTTGTACCTGTTTATTAAGCGTATTCCAATTTAAAGTATTATTTACAGTCATTACGAAGTTAGTAGCAGTTCCAAGTTTAACCCATATACTTACAGTATATGGGTTACCAGGTATTAAGTTTTTACAGTCTCTATATGCATCATAACTACCATCACTACCACTAGTACAATTGAATATAGTAGCATTGTTAATACCATAAGGGTTTGTATTATTTTTAGTACCGAGAGAACCGTTCTGAAATATAAATAGGGAAAAGTTATTTGAATCATATAGTAAATTCCTACCACCACTTCGCCATTGCATCTTTACGCTATCAGCAAAGGTGACATCGGTAGCAGTAAACGAAATAGCACCGCCAGCAAATCGGCATACCTCATCATCTATGCGAAAAAGTTCTTTACTATTACTATTAGTAGCACTAAAACCGTACTTTCCCGTCCAAACTCCGTTAACGTATGTTTGTCCGAGCATAACATGTCCACCAGTAGGTTTTTTTATAAAAATAGACTGTACACCCGAATGAATCCGTATAGTTCCATTAGCATCAACACTATCTATAGAGTCACCAACTATTTTAAATCCTCCGATATTACCACTCGTAGCATTAATAGCTCCAGTAAAGTATCCATTCTCAGCCCAGCTACCCCATGTATTTGCAGGTAGCGTACCTCCATTCCACGCACGACCTTCGAGGTTACCAAACTGAGCCTTAACCTGACCATCGTAGATCACCTGATAGTTGGGACTACCAGCATCACTAGAGCAAAGGTAGAGAAGACCTTTACGAGCAGCATCTGTAGAGTTCCAACGAACTAGGAAATCCCCATTGGTAGCGAGGTTACTGTTATATAAGGTATCATTCCATGTTGCCAATGATAAACCATTATCATCACTCCAACCTACTTGAAAAGTATAATCTTTACCAGCCGTTTTACATCTTAACACATCACCAGCCTTAAATGGATGAGGTTCACTAAAATAAAATGCTACGTGATTACCACCACCAGTTTCTTTAGCAACACTTGTACACTTAGCATTATCGCTAACAATCATATTGCCGTTGACAATGCTTATCTTATTTTGCACAAGTTCGTAAGTTGTGAGCTTCCCCCGAACGATATGGTTGCGGAAGTTGGCATCCCCGTCATTGGTAATTCCCCAGCCGGTAGCGGTGAAGCCAGCACCTGTAAAGATATTAGATTGAGCTAAACCACCAAACTTTACAACACCCGCTCCTATTTCTAAATCGGAAGTAGTTATATTAGTAGCAATACCAACTGCATTAATAGTACTTAAATCAAAATTAGATTTAAACTTAAATGTAGTTCTTGCATTAATGGCGGCAAACAGTAAAGTCTCATTGCCACCATTATCCCAAATTGCACCACCTTTCCAATCATCGGAACCAGTCCTAAACCAAATAGGTTGCATATGATTAAAAATAGAACTTCCATAAGTAGTGAATTTTCTAGCAGTAAAATCAGTATCGCTACGGTTTAAATTACCAACATTATAAACTTTATTACCATTTATACGAACATTATCAACATTTGTATAAAAATCAACACCATTAGGTAATATAACACCCCCTTCACCGGTAATATCAAATTTATTATTAGATTGTAAATAAACGGTACTACTTCTAGTAGCAAGTTTAAATTGATTACCTTCGTATTTATTATATATACTTTCTCCGGTAACGGTCATAGTTCCATTTGTAATTATATTACCAATAACCGTTATATTATTAATAGTATTTGTAGCTTCAAATCGTTTATTGGCAGTAGACCATACAGCTATACCGCCATTTGTAGGATTATCTTCTCTAGTAGCTAATACCTGCAAACTAGTAGATTTACCAACTCTAGCCATACCATCATTACCATAAACTAGATACGCACTATCTCCATTAGGATATACTCGTAAACCTTTAAACCCTGTAAAAACTCCATCTGGAAGATTTATAGGATTATTAGCACGAAGTGTAACAAAATCATTTTCAGAAAGCACCTCTTCTGTAACAAGATACTTACCAGTACCTTGCAAATAAAGATTACCTTGTATAGTTAAATCTCCACCAATTACACCTCCATTAGATTTAAGAAAACCAGTATCTACATAATTCTTTGTTGCGAATACAGATTGATCTATATAACCGGTAATACTGGCACTATCAAATTTAACTTCTATACCGTTATGTAACCATTTACCGGCAGTTTCTATAAATACACTGTTATTAGGATTACCGTCTACACGTATATATCTACTAGCACTCCAAACACTTTGTAAACCATTTTTAGCAATCTCGGTTATACCTATAGAACTATCTATAGAAAAATTACGATCTATAGTTACTTCATAAGTAATGGGTTCATTATATTGTTCACTCCAATAACTATGAGATGCCCAAGTAGAATGGTTAAACGTTTGGTATCTTAAAAGTCTACCCCCAGGATTAACAATGTTAACAATAACTTCAAAATAATAACTATTAACACCAGTGGTCTGAACATTAAAACGTTCAAGTCTATTGAATGAATAACTATCACCGGTAGTACCGCTATCAACATTAACATGTATTAATTCAGTTTCGGTAGCTATAGTTCCAGCATCACCTTTAAGTTTAACAGTAACAGCTATATCTACAGCACCTGTAAGTCTATAAGGTCTACCATCACAAGTAGCTCCATTATGTTTAAGTTTAATTTGATATGGAAAGTTAATACTATAAATAAGAGTTTTACCAACAGTACCTAATGATATTTTACTAATACTATCGGCAGGACTTGTAGATATATAAGGTTGATTGCCCTTAATACCAGCATTAAATACCTTAATATTATTACTATTACTGGCAACATTATTATAACTACATACTACAGAATTACCTGCTAAAAACTCAGTACCGTTAGTATAATAAATAGTATTACCAGTACTTTGTAAATATGCTAAAGGTGTTAGACCGTCACCAGTTATACGAATACCCTTTGTACCACCGGCTTCAAAGATTATTTCATTACGGTCGGGATCAATGATTATACGATTACCAGTTTCCATACCGGTAAGTTCATCAATACCATAACCTATAAGAGATTTCTTAACTTCGAAATTACCAACTTTACCTTTAAGATTAAAGTTATTAGCTGTAAGTTCTTTAGTAAATAAAGATGCTACATTAATATAATCAGCACTAATTAAACCAGTATCTATTTGACCACCGTCAATAGATGTTTTAGATCTAATCCAACCATATACATCAGCAGATACTTCATAATATGTATATTCACTATTAGCACTGCCACCAAGACTATCTGTAATCCAAGTATCATTTAGATGTGCGCGTTTCTTAATAGTAGTAGTCCAAGTTACAGACGGATCGATACCACCAATGAATTTAGTAGACTTACTAAGAGCTTCTGTATCATCGGTATATTTACTAGCAAGTACCCAGTCACTAGTAACATATCCTATAGTACTATCTTTAGCACATTTCCATATAATACCAGTAGAATCACAATATAAATCATTTATATAATAAGGATGTGTAGGTAGTGTATTAAAGTTTTGAATTTTCTTACTAGGATCATATTTCGCACTACTAAACAGAGTATCACCACTAATGTTTACTCTACTAGCAGCAATACTAACATTACCACCATTAATAGCGTCTACTAAAACACTAGCTTTAGCTGTACCGTTTTCATTTAAGATTAGAGACCATTTACTAGCGGTTTGTTCAACTATACTAAATCGGTTACTGATAGCTGTATTATTAGCACCGTATTCAGTAGATCCAACCTTACTAGTTATACTATCTGTTAACTGTGTAATACTTGTACCATGTTTACTAACAGTAGAAGACAGAGCGTTAAACACCAATGCATCTACTTTATTAGATATGCTATTATTTAAAATAGTTATACTACTTTTAGTATCTGTTACAGTCTTATTAATTATATCAAAATCTGTCGTACTAACCTTTAAACTAATAGCTGTACTAAGTTGAGTTATAGCACTACCTTGCTGAGTTACAACACCTTTGGTAAGATCGAATATAGTCTGATCTACCTTAGACGTAATACTATCACTAAGGTGAGTTATACTAGAAGTTTGACTAGTAACTACGCCGGTAAGAGTACTGAAATCATTTTTAAGATTATTATAAGCTGTTGTAACAGCAGCAAGTTCACTACCTAAACTAGTAGTAATATCCGTATCAATGCCATTGTCTAAAAGTAGTTGGTTAATAGCTGCTATATTAGCAACAGCTGTACTAGCAGCATTTTGTACAGCTAGTAGGTCTCTATTAAACACAATTTGATTATCAGTGATCCCTTTCAGATTCCCCCGTAGTAAGGAGAAATCGACCTGCTTAACGCTTGCCGAAATCTGATCTGCCATAACCTTTAAACTAGCACTACTTTGAGTTACCTTTAAACCTATAGCGTCAACAACTTCTTTACTAGCAAATAGAGATATACTGTCACTATATTGTTTAATAGTTGTATAAGTCTCAGTCATAGACTTATTAAAATCATTAAACAGTTTAGCGGTTATGGTAGCCGTATTTTCTTTAGCTGTATTTACTATAGTGTTCATATAAGTTTGCATCTGACCATTGTTATAAGCAATGGAATCTGCAATCTCTGTATGAATGCCATTGGCAGTAAGTTGCCAATTAGTATATTTAATATCTATATAATCTTGAGCGTATTGTACAGACTGAGCTAGAGTCGTAACACCTTTAGCAGTTAGATCAAATTTAGAAGCGTAAAGAGTGTCATTCTCTTTAACTATATTACTAAGATATTGAAATGTACCTTTAACACTATTAGCTAGATCGTTAAGATACATATAAGCACCTTGATTAGATGCAAAGAAATCATTCAGAATAGAAACCTCATTATAAGGGCCAGAGTCTTTGTTGAAATCATCTTTAATAGCATTTATTCCAGACAGTCTATCAAAGGTAGCAATATATTCACTTATAGGTATAACGTCAGCAACAGGTGTACTAGAAAAAACAATAGGCGTAGAGTTATCTACACCTATTGTATTTATATTATTTCCAGAATTATCTGTTTCAAACGAATTATTATCAACAACCGGAGTAAGTAGTATGTTTTCACCAACACTATGATTGGCATCATCTACACTAATTGGTATAATATTCATAGTCTTCGTTATTAATCAGAGTTAGTAGTTTAAGAATAGCATCTGTTTTAGAAACTATAGAAGCTTTGGTAACACAAAACAGCATAGCTTCATAAACTAGATCATCTGAAATATCTTGCAGATTAGTAGTATTACAAATTAGAAACTTGTTACTTAAAGCTTCCGCCTTTTTGATAACAACTTGATCAGCACCTTCTTTGATAACATTAGTAGAGGTATATTCAATAACGGTAACTTTGTTATCAATCTTATAACTAATAGTATATATACCATCAGGTATTTTCTGATTATCAGCTGGAAGATTGGTAAGATTACTAATGTATTTCATAACACCAGCCTTATCAATAGCCAACATAAAAGTCAACTTATCTTTAGTAACAGCGTTAGCTAGAACTCCAAAAGCACCTTCTTTAATAAGTTCTATAACAACACTATTACTACTATTTAAAGTTCTATAGGATACCGATAAAACGACAGTACTATTTGTAGGATTACCAGCAACAAAGTCTGCTAGGTTATAACCAGCCGTACCCCAAACATCTGTAGAAACATCTGTTATAAGCAAAACATTTCTATTTGATTGAAGTTCTAATTTTAGTAGCGGAGTAGCCATTGTTAGAAGTTTTTAGTTATTCAGAAAGCGTACTATGAAAAACGTTTTTGTTAAAAGTATAACCTATACTAGTATAGGTTTCATTCAACCTAAGTAGCAGTATGGTATCATCGTATTTAGTTGTACAGTTGTAAACGTAATCTATGATTACATTGGACACCTCACTTATCCAAGTATCATCTATATAAGAACTGGCTGGAACACCTTTTCTTTTATACGATGATAGATCGGCTTTAGTAGCGTTAAAAGTATCTTTGACAAAACGCTTTATACGTAGTTCGGTTTGCCGTCTATTAATGATGTTATTGATCTCTATAAGCCGTTTAGTCTTAGCCATTAGATCGCAAATAGCGAGCGTAGCACAGCCTTTAAATACGACTTCTATTTGTTTAGGCGAGCACTCATCAAAGTTTTGTTCAGCAATAGCTTTAACTCTACTATCCATAACCTTAACCAGTGTGTTAATATTGTTTAGAGTGTCTGTATAATCCTTATTAAGCTTACTAACGTTTTTACGATTTATAATATTATTTATTAGGTTTACTATATTGGGTACTACTACTATGAAGAATATTGATATAAGGAACTTCCATCCTTCTTTTATATTTAGTATCTCTTTCACTATTGAAGCCGAGGGCTCTTGTAATAGTATCGGTACAGCCAGTAGTATGATCGAGTTCATGTCACATATTTAAAGTAAGATTAACAAGAAAAGTCGGAGCATGAACTCCGACTTTAATTATATTACGATTGGTAGGTTAGTTATCAGCAGCATCTGCACCAGCCGCACCAGTATCACTACCGACCTTACTGATGAAAGCTTTGAAGATATCTTTGTAACCTTCGTTAGTGGCAGCAACTTCACCCTCAACGATAGCTATGTAAACATAGTTTGTCATAGACGGACTGTTTTGAGCAGGACGACCACCGGCAATCATAGTGTAAGCAATAGCCCAAACAAGGTATTTAGCCCCAAGTTCAACAGGATAAGACTTACGCCATAAACCTACATTACCCATAAGGTTGTTTTCACGTTTACCATCCAAAGGAGCAATCTCGCGATCAATCCAAGCCAGTAGTTCAACACCCGTTAAAGAATCAGCATAAGTTTGAGGAGTAGTAACCGTAAAGGTTTTAGTTTCGAGATAACCAAGACCAATCATACCGGGGTTATAACCTTCTTTGAAAGTAACGGTAACAACGTGAGCGGCTAAAGTAGCACTTGCGATATAAGGAACTTTAAGAAGCTTGGCAACGATAGCATTCTCGAAAACGGTTTGAGTAGTTTCAACACCAACGAATTTGTCGATAGTAGTTATACGAATAGGATCGTAAACTGGTAGGGTATTATCGATCATGTTAACACCACTATACTTATCTACTGTAATAGTGCCGAGTGTAAGATCGAACGTTCCAACTAGAACCGTTGGAGCAACATTTGGAAGAGGTGGCATAAGCTTTGCTGTTTCCAGACGAATAGGTTGAGAACATTTAATCGAAACACCATCGTTAAAATATACCATACCATAGTCAGGAACAACAGTCGAAGCGGTAGTTATAGTACCATCTGATTTAATAACGTTTCCGTTATCATGAACAAACAGAAAACTACCAACTTTTAGAGTACCGATATTAGCAACATCAGTGATAGCGACATCACTAGTATTAACTCCATATCCTACCCCAGTCTTATCAATAGCAATTTTCATTGTATTAAGTTTTTAAGTAAGTAATGTAGACTCGTGTGCAATAACTGGATAACTAGGATCATTAATCCTAGCTGAAAGTTTTACAACAGTCTTATTAACTAGATTGCTAATAAACACAGGGTCTATGATTTCACAACCTATATTAAGTCGACTATTGATAAGAACAGGTTTCCTATAGTATTCTAACTGAATGCCAGTCACAGCGAAAGTATCATCATGACTAGCACGAACAATACCATTTTCAAATACAGAAAGAACAGAGTTCGCGTTGCTACGAGCAAATGTGTTGTCACCAAGTTTGATATAATCAGAGTGAGTAACGAACCTATTAGGAACAACTTTAACTTTCTGTGTAAGATCGGATTGAACAATTAGACCTTTATCGAAATACTTGAAATGATTAGTTACAATAACATCACCAACGTTTATAGTAACAGTACTAGTATCAATCTTAAACGCTCTAACTATGCCGGACTTACTGGTAGTAGTTGGAAAAATAGCCGTATCAATCACAACGATAAAACTATTAGGATAGTAAAGATCAATACATTTTTCCCAATAGATATCTACACCTTTATCAGTACGAACACTTTCAAGGATCGAATTGATAAGCATGAACTTAGTAGAATCTTTAACGAAAGCTTCAAAGTCATACTTATTAACAGCATTATTATATTCCAGTTTCTCAGTAACATCAAATAGCTTATCACTATCTGCAAGTTTGATTGTAAAATCAGTAACATACTTGCTAATGTTAGTAGCCTTTACGAAAGGTACAACGCAATAAGCAAGTCTAGTGGTAGTGTTATCAGTAAACTTTACGTTACTAGCAAAAGGCTTCGGAATAATCCGAGCCTTGCTAGCAATAGGGTATAGACAATCACTAGGTTTGAGAGCGAAAACTTCAGTATCTGAATATTTAAAGGTAGGAAGCATTGTAGGAAATATAGCTTTAAGAGATTCTAAAGCCGTAATCCTAGTACTACTATCTTCAAATTTACCAGATTTAGCTTTAGGAGTAACAATGTTAAGAATTTCTTGCATCATTACTTCATTAAGTACCCAATCCTTTTCATAAGGTTGGATACTAAGCTTACGGTTACTGTTAATAGTCTGTAGACCAGTATCAATACCTATATGAAGTTCGCTAACAGTGTAATACATAGTGTGCAGGGTTTAAGCAGGAATAGCTTTAAGTGCAAGTTGAAGCGTATTGAGAGTGACAGCATTTGCGGCACTAGCCAAAGCTACAACAGCTTCATCAATGGTATTACCGAGAATGGTATTATCGGCAGCAACCTGTATGATAGTACTGTTAACCTGTCTGTTTAGCAAACCTCTAACAATACAACGTTCAATGAAAGCTTTGTTACCAAGAGTAGCGTCAGCATGGGCATCGATAAGTAGTTGAGGTTCCTCGTTTCTAATACGTTCGAGAAGCATTGTGAGTTGAGTTTCATTCTTACCCTCAGTCTCATATCCACGACCCATAGCGTAAAGAAGAGTTTTAATCTCTTCGACTTTACCAACAACGCTGTAGTAAGCAAGACCGGCTTTGTCACGAAGTCTAAGAAGCTTTTCAGCCCTAGTATCCATGTAACTCTGATCAACAAAGTAGAACTTAATATCCTTACTCTTTTCAACATCGTCAATGTTATTGGCAACAGGCTTGTAATTAGCACAGTACCGAAACAGAATAAACTGACCAATGTTAATAGGAATCCCATACTTGTATTTGTCACAATCTGGAATCTTAGCATCAACAAACTGTGCAAACGTTTCTACATTAGTGCAAACATCTTTATTTGCATTAATAAGAGCTTTAGACGCAGGTAGAGTTTCGTCATATGCAAAACCAACTTCCAAATCAAGACCATGTTCAGGTATAGGAATAGATAGAGATTCCCAATAGTTATCCATCTTACTACCCCAATCTTGAGAATTAGGAGAAACTCCAATGATCTTAGGTAGATAAGCAGCCATTTCATTGTCACAAGCTGTCATAGCTCTAACACCAGTAATAGATGAACCGATCTTTTGATGACCATCATCTAAAACTTTGAAATTTTTAGCAGCATACTCAGTAGCCCTAGGAACTCTAAAGATAGATATTTTCTTCTTAATGGTAAACATTGTATTGTTGTTTATAAGTTTTCACTTTTACATTATTTCAAATAGTACGATAACGACTACAACTCACACTTTAACATGAAGCAATGCTTAGTGTTGCCGATTGCAATACCCGAGGAGAACTTCTTTTCGTAAGAAGATTTATCCACATCGGTAGATGCCATATTACCAACAGCAGCACCCCATGAAGCAGGGATTGGGGTCATACCCACAACGATCTTGGTAATCTCTTCCTGACCTGTCATGGTAGCCATACGAACGTTACGTTCGCCACCATAGTTAGACTGATCCAAGAAGATACCAGTATGAGAACAAATAGGTAATTGAGTACGAGGGTGAAGGATATTGTTAGCCTTTTGAACTTCGGCAACACTACCATGATTGAAGTAGTTAAGAGGGCGGCAAGTAATACTGTTACCCTTGATGTCACGATACTGAGTAAAGTAAGCACCATAAGACAGTTTACCATTATCACCCGAAATAACCTTTTCACCAAGGTAAGCGGTAAAGCCGGAAGAAACAGCGTCATTCTTAATAGCCATATCGAAATCCTCAAGGAATCCGTCACCACCATAAAGAACGATATCCATACTACCATCGTCAGTTGCACCGTTCATTACAGAACGTACAGTGTTCTTGATCTTTTCAGTAGTAAGACGATATCCGTAGGTATCAAAGTTTTGAGTAGCGACCTGCTCGATAACACCAGCACCTTCAGGAATAACCTCACCAGTCTCGTAATCTTTCATTACGATAGTACCGTCAAGAGTACGGTTATATTCACTCTCCCAGTTAAACTCTTCGTTCATCTGACGAGTACTAAATTCAAACTGACGCATCTCTTCGTTAATCCAAAGATTGGTAGTACCACCACCTTCTGTGTCAAATTGAATATCAGTAACCTTGTTGGCTAAGTTACCGGCAATAGTCTTACTGTATCTTTGAAAAGATATTTGACCAGTAAGAACTCCAGGCCCTTGAACGTTACTCTTGTTACCCCTAGAAAGTGATTCACTAACAGTAGGAGCGGTCATAACCCAAACCTTACCGGAAGCAAGTAGAGAGGGATCACAAAAAGCGTTAGCATTTGCAGTCTTCAATTGAAGGGTATAACGAATACCACGACCGGGAATAGCAACACCCTTTTCCATGATACGAGCCTTAGTCTTACCGTCAGGAGCAATAAGCCCAAACTGTTCAGTAAACTTCTCAGACTTAGCGTACAGATAAAAAGGAGCATAACCAAGTCCAGGTTTAGATCCGGTAACATATTGATTGTAAACAACTTCGTCAGTATGAGTAATCCTACCCATAACCTTAAGAGTGTATTCAACATTGTTAACCTCATACTTACCCTGTGCGCCTTGACCCATAGTAGTAAAAGTAAGGGGGAACTTATCACTATCTTTTCCCCAAAGATAAATCAGCTTAGAACTTAAAGCCGAAGGTTTAGAAAGCATAAGTTTAACCAGTGAATTTTCATTGGTATGTCCTTTAGCATCAAACTCACCTTGTTTAACAACTTGTAACATAGAATTTTAAATTAGGATATTACTAATTAAAAGCAACGTAACATTAAGACTTAGAGCACGATCGTATTCATATCAACGCCATTGCCACCAGTCTTAATTTGAATAACCTTACCTCCAGAACCACCACCAGCGGTAGCAGCCTTTTTAATAAGATTAACTCTACTAGTAGCACTTTCCATCTTTATGATACTCGATCTGTCATTACCTGTTAACCTCATATAAGCATCAAGAATGTGCTCATTTAGTTTTACGGTATCATCTTCACTAGATTTAGCAACCGTATATGCCGACATCCCATCTTGAATAGGCTTAAACATATAATCAAAAAGTTGCTCACGGGGAATCTGTAGAATACTACCATCGCTACGTTTAGCTTTAATAAATTCAGGAATGGTGATATCACCAATCTTACCAGCTTTAATAACACTTTCGACAGTCTTTATGTAATTAGCTTGAGAATCTCTACGAGCTTGATTAGCTTTCTCCTCTTCAGCCTGACGGGCTTCAAGTTTAGCAGACTTATTAGCTTTAAGATACTCAAGATCTTCAGTAGCAGTAGTGAAACTAGTCTTTTCGTCAATAGCATATTGAGCATACTGAGCAGCGCGTTCAGGAGTAAAACCTCTAGCTATATTAGCCTTGATCATAATATCCTTATGCATCTCTACGTTAGTCTTCTCAAGAGTAATGGCGCTAAGATCTTCACTAGGCATATATCCTTTAAGAGATTTATGCATAGTTTTATAATCTAGCATTTCCTCTATTTCAGGATGATTAATAAACAGTTGCTCAAGAGCCATGTTAGCTTGTTGAGAACCGTATTGTTTAACCAAATAAGCTTCGCGTTTAGCAAGACCTTCAACAGTAGCTTCGAACTCAATCGCAGCACCAGTTTCATCAGTAGGAACAAATCCGGAAAGTTCGCCAATCTTAGTCATGATAGCAGGAATAGTTAAATCCTCTGGATCACCAAGATTTTTGTTAAGTTCGGGATCATTTTGATAGATGAGAGTACGAATCTCTAAAGGAGTCTTAATGACTTTACCTTCAGCATCAACACCTTCACCTTTTTCATTAATACTAATAGTAACGCCATCGAGATCGATCGAATCATAACCTGCAATATCTAAAGTAGATACCGTTTTGTATAGTTCAACTTGCTCAATAAGTTTACTACGGAGAGTCTTAAAGTCAGCAACGGGTTTACCTTCACTGTCAACTAGGGCTTCGTTATTGAAAGCAGTTCCTTTAAAACCACTATAGAGCATAGTCTTTTGGCCATCGGTAAGACCGGTTACAAAAGCGTTATCATCTACAGTAGTATCGCCTGCTCTAGTCACTAAACTATTATCAGTAATGATACTGTCTATACCTTCAATTTCAAACATACGTAAGACTGTTTTTAGTTATTAAACAATTGTAGTCATTATGGTATTTACCTATTGATAATTTGACCACCACGACCCTTAACTTTATTAAATATAGCAATGCTACTACTTGGTTGTGCGAGTAGAATCTATGGCTAGTTTTGCAGCAGCCAACGCGCTATTTATCGCTTCATTGTTGGCATCCGCGTTAACCTCCAACTCTTTTATAAGAGCGTCCACCTGTTTTAATGCAAGTTTAGTCTCGTTATCCCGCTGGTTGTTGCTGGTAAGCACGTCTCTATTGGCTTGCCCTTCGGCTTTAACCATTTGCTCCCTAGCGTCATTTATCTGCTTTTGAATCTCGCTACTTTGCTGTGAGCGCTTATTCTTTAAGGCTTCGTACTTGTCGATGATAACTTTCAACTTGCTAATGTCATCTTCTGCAATAGCACTAGCGGCAACACCAATATCACCATTTTGAGCAGCACTAAATGCAAGTTCTTCAAACTTAGCCAACTGTCTATTATACTTAGCACCACTAACACAGTAACAGTTAAACTCAGTATTAGCATGACCATATCCCTCAATCTCTATCATAGCTTCAACACCTTCGGTATTAACGAAATTAGCTTTCTTACCATCAATGAATGCAACCTTAGTGAAATCGATATCAGCGTTATAGTCTAAAGCCCTAGAGAAGTTAAACACGAAGTTAGTTAAAGCTGTACCGGTAGAACTACGAATAATAGCCTGTTCGTTAACACTCTTACCGTCACTAGCCATAGTATCACCAAAACGTTGTCTATTCATATCACAAGCTTCCATAGCCGCAGTCTTAGTTTCACCAATAAGTGTACTAAGAGTTGTAATATATTCAGAATCAGATAGGTTAAGTTCTTTAAGAGCATTGATAAAACTAGCAGTACCGGGAACACTGGTATCAATGAATAGTTTATTGTCAGCCAACATGTAGTACATATTGTCTTCTACAGTACCTTCATTACTACCAAGTAAGGCTTTAGGTATTACCGCGATCTTACCATGATTCTTAGAGATAGCACGTTCTCTAGCAAGGTATAAAAGGTTAAGAAGTATCTGATGATCTTTACAAATTCTAACAATCGAATGATCTGGAAGAGATGTAGCAATGTTACACTTACCTGTAACAGGTAGTTTAACTTTACGAAGATCATTAAGTTTATGACGTTGAACAGTTATTTCTTCAGGCTTAGTATATATACCACTATCTTTTGCACCAATACAATATTGAACATAAACAGTAGGATAAAATACATATTCCATAGATATGTCACCAGCATCAACACGAAGTTCATAAGTATCTTCAACTTCCATCTCTTGCGTAACACCAAATAGGTCTGTATATTTAAGGATGGCAATACGTTTAAAACCTTTGTAATAAAGTTTACCAACACTAATAACACCGTTATAAACAGGATACATACTGTTAGAAGCTAGAAACTCATTGGCGACAGGTTCAATGTACATACTTCTAAGTAGAGTAGAATGACCTACAGAGTTAGTACCTCTATTAAGTTGTTGCTTAACATACGCAAGTTCGTCAACAGTAAGGTTTGGAAAGTAGTTAACTATGGTAGGATAATCCATAGGTATCTCACGCCAAAAAGCCTCATAGTCATCTACAAACTCCTGACCATTATTAGGATGTCTAGCGGATAGAGGATCAATACGTTCTTTAACAATGTCGTTATGATCTATATACCTATCTATGTAATACCTAGAATAAAGAACCCAATCTGAATAAAGTATAGCATAGAGATATTCATCTTTAGTAGAGTACTTAATGTAATCTAAAAGAGTAGCATCTCTAGTAGTCTTATTATCTTTAAAAGACTTCTTAAAGGTTTCAAATTCGTCATTAATATTGTCACCTTCTTCAGCCTTAGCGTCAGGTACATCGAATCCACTAGCAGATAGTTTAGCAGCAGCTTTCCTGTCTATAAGTTTATAGAAGTAATCATTTACTTTCTTGAGGTAACGATTCTCTTCATCCGGTATAGCAGAAACAACATGAAAGATATTAGAGTTAGATATATACTCACCAATATATCTACGAAAAATAGGAGTGATAATATCATAATTCCTAAGTCTGCCGGGCAGATTTTGATGCTTAGCACCTTTAAAGTTAAAAGGGTTAACAAAGTAATTGTATTCAGATTTGTCAATGTCATTAAATAGAGTCTTTCTAATACCCTCTATAAATTCTGTAGAAGAACTATTATCACAAAGATTATAATAATAGTTATACGTAGATATGCGCCAATCACCATTTTTAATATCATCACTAACATGATGATCTACTAAAGTAGGGTTTAAATACATGCTATTAAAAGTTTAAGAGTTAGTAAACCAAGGTCTATTGAAGATACTATCAGAACGATCCTTTTCATTACTAGCTTTTGTAGGAACGATAGCACTAAACAATAGTTCTTTAACATCAAACATCCCTACAACCAGTGTAGAAACTCTATCATAGTTACCTGTAATAGTCCATTTTTTAAGTTCTCGAAGTAAACCTAGATCATATATGTAATGGAGATTAAGAATAGGCATCCCATCTCCATCTACAGTCCTAACAGTATAAAGCCATTCAGCAAGATACTCTATACCTTTTAATCTACGATTGCTAGTACCAGCACCCATACTAAGTCCATATTGTCTACCAGTCTTACCTTGCAAAGATGTATCCCAAGCTAGGTTAGGTTCAAGAGAAAGTCTAGCCTCTTCATGCCATTGTTTAAAGTTGACAATAGTATTACCACGGTCACTTTCAACCATAACCTTTGCATTATAATACTTAGCCAGTCTTAGAACAATCTTATCAAACTCTTCAAGAGTCTCTGGACGTCCAACATAAGAAGCTACCAATACATCTCCAGGATTACCAGTAATATTGTTAGCATTCATGTAAACATAAATACCACCAAAAGAGTTTTTATTAGTAACCTTATCTTTAAACTTATCTACACCAAAAGGGTCAACCCAAATTCTATATAGATTATTAGGAATAGAACCTCTAATCTTAGTAGGGGAAAAGAACTCTCTAATACAACCATAATTATCATCTGTATTACTAGGTGAAATTCTAGTTATGAAATCATGTGCTAGATTAGGGAATCCCTCATTCACAAGTTGCATATTACTTTTAAGAGCTATTTCACCTTTGATAGTATCTTCGAAAAGCATACCATCCCTATAGAATTTGAAATCTTCTGTTTCAGCAACACGTTTAATGTGATTATCTAGTTCGGTAGAACTAAATATATTCTCATTAGAACTATTGAAAGAGTCATTAGGACAGTTACCATATTGACCTTTATAATCTATGAAATCTTTAAGTGTATCACAGTTATCGAACTCAGCCTTATGTTCAAGTTTAACAATCTCAATAGCGATATCATAGATAGTATTACCATCGACATCCATTGCATATTCACCAGTAGGAAGTAGACCTTCGAGACCCCACCAATACGGTTTATAAAACCCACAAACCATATTACGAGAAGCACTATCCCAAACATTTTCAAAAGGCATAAACCTCCATCGTTTAGGATTACGAAAGTTAGATTCAAATACCTCAGCACTCTCAGAGTTAGAGTTGATAGTACCGAAACCAATAGCCTGACCTGTAACAAAAGAACCTGTTTTAAGAGTTGGATCGGTTTGACGCATGAACCCGTTAAAGTTATTCATGTTACCAATCTCTTCAATCTTAATCTCCACACCGTCTTTACCGATGGCAGCGTTATCGTTATTACGAGTAGACACGGATACAAGCCTAGACTTATACCCGTGATCTATATTTTGTTTATCTTTATATCCAAGTTTAATGTTTTCAATGTCTCTTGAAATCATACCCCTTTTAAAAGGAGTTTGAGTCTCATAATACTCTATTTGTTCAAGAGCCATTGGGGCAATAGAGTTACCTTGAGTAACATACTTCTTATCCCAAGCAGCTAGTAGTACAGTAAGGTTAGGATGTAGGTTAATAGTATTAGCCGCACCTTTACCCTCCATGTAAGAAAACCCCGCCCTACGTGTCTTACAAACAATAAGATTAAACCCATTGTTCTTACTAAATTCTTTACTCTTATACCACCAATACTGACTATCGAAAAATCTAGCAAAGTCAACCTTTTTTTCAGGTATTCCAGTAGCAGCTAGTTTCTTAATATTAAGTCTAAGAATCTTAACATAGTTAAGAAAGTTATAATGTTCACCAGTTATACGTATATTTGTAATCTTACCATCTCTACCTAATTTACAAGGAGCTTCATATCCAAATTTTCTACGATACTCTTCACGTTTACGAAACTTCTTATGAGCAATACTATCAATCTCTTCGTAAGTATAACATCTGTTAGTGTCATGAAACGTAGCGACTTCACTAAACAGATGTGTATTTACAAACTTAAAATCTTGGTTAAATAGAAACCCTCCAGAATCACCTACTAGAAAGTCATTATCTTTATCTTTAAAACCTAGACTGGTAGCTGTAGGATATTTACTTTTATCCTCTTTTAGATAGTTACTAAAATCAGGACATGCATCAAATTCAAATTGACCAGTCATATCGGTAGTTTAAAATTTATTACGATTAGGTAGATTTAGTTCTTCATCACGTCTAGCCATACAAATAATATTATCAATTTCTCTAATATCACCCGTAACCCATATTCCATGTAAACCTCTAATATATACAAGAGTATATTCAGAATCAGTATCACACTCTTCACAATATAGAATATCTTCTATATCAAGTCTAATTCTAACAGTTTTAACAAACTCTCCAATACCTTCTACATCAGTAGATTTAAATATAGCACGTTTAAGGAAAATAGCCATGACATTATTAAGATTAGGTTAATAAAAAAGGAGAGGAGGTTTCTCACCTGCTCTCCATCGGATTCAAACATTATCTATAGTCTGAGGAAAGTTCGTATGACCAGTACGATCTTCTTGACTAACGATGGGAGATAACGTTTGAATAGCGCACCACCTAAGACAAGCAACAATACTATCAAGACCAACCACATTAGATAAACGATTATAGTATCAATAAAAGCGTTTACTTTAGGAAACCTTTCGGGAGGTTTATCATAAACACTTTGAAGTTTAGCAATGACAAGATCTTTATTAGTTATAACCATATTAAGAGAATCTTTTAGCACTCTAATTATAGTATCCTTTTGTGTAAGTTGTAATTTAAGGACACCGTTGGTTGTAATATAAGCTTCGGCTATAGCATACATAGTCTCTAGTCTAGCCGGTCGAATAGCTTTAAAATAAGGTATGTAATGAATCTTAACTGTAGTATCTTTACCGGAAACTTCAATTTGTTTAATAACTTTAACACTATCAAGTGTCAAATTTGTTTCACCAGTAACAACTACTTTAGGAACTTTTATGTCAACAATGCCAGCGTGATAAGCAGTATCTACTTTAGATATTACTGTAAGATCTGATTGCGTAGTAGGTTTACTACTTGTACAACTAGTCAACAACATTATCCCAAACAGTATGAAGACTAACACTATACTATCTAATAGTACAGGTTTGGACAACTTATGCAGCCGTATCATCTTCAACATTTTTACCAATTCCAATTCTCTGAGCAACCTTTAAAGCACCGTTGCCAAGTAGAAGTGTACCAACCAAAATAGCAATGGCTGTCCAATCTGCATCTACCGGTTTATCTTTAGTAACACTTATGAGTTTAGCACTACCTTCTACAGCGGCTGCCCATATACAAATGATAGAACAAAGAAACACGGTAAGTCTACTATTAGACTTCCTAGAGATAGCACTTTCAAGAAACCCTACAGGTTTTTCCAAAACTTCATCTTTCATACAAATATGATATTTAGTTTAAATTAGATCCTCACTATCAATCCAAGCAGCATCAAAAACTTTCTGACCAGTACCTTTAATAGAATCCATGAAGTTACCTTTGAATATGTTAGGTATTTCATGTACAACACAACCAGCACTATAAAGACCTACAAGAGGTAGTATCTTCCATTCAGAAGCTCTATGACAATTGATACCATAGTTACCAGTTTCAAGTAGATACTTAAACCCTGCTTTAGATACTACAGTTCTAAAAGCTCCACTAGTCTTACTAAGATTAGTCCATTCGGCTCTAGGAAGATAATCGTACTCAGCATCTTTATCATTATCTCTAAACACTTCAATAGGTGCATGTTGAACTAATGCAGGATATTTACCTTTATGTAGACCAATAGCCCAAACGTTAGGATAGTAACCAGGAGCAACAATAGCACAACCATTCTTTGAAACAGGACTGAGAAGATTGTTTAAACCAGGGTCAACAGTAACACTATAGTTAGTTAGAATGCCTCTAGTGAAATTACACACACATTGAACATCGTTGAATATACCAACAGTTCTATCAGAAGATCTAACGTTAACTAGAATAGTCCTACCATCTTCAAAAATAGGGTAACGATTCTTTACAAAAGCTCTGCGAATGGAATCAGCATTAACGTTGCTAAATAATACCTTATTCATAGTACCTGTTTTAATGACATAAAAAAACCTACTACCAAAGTAAGGTAGTAGGTTTGATTAGGTCTATTCGTCACATTTGCGACAACACCTAAACCATTAAATATAGCAATTAAATTCTTAGTAAGTTTATGAACCCGTAAGTATCTGCAAACTCATCATCCTGTGGCATGGTCGTACATACGAACAGGTTATTAAAATAAGGTCTATAGATTATACTCTGATAACCATAAATAGCCTTATCAAACTTAAGCGATTTACGTACACTACAAACAGAACTCTTTACGTACATTATGATATTACCATCTTCCTCTAATCTAAGAGTAAGGGTATTCATAATATGTTGAATAATGAAGTTATAATCATCTACAGTCTTACCATAATTATTACAGTAAGCATTGAAGTCTCCAACCAAATGTATCCCATCTACCTTAATATTATCATCATGTAGTACAGACAACAGTTGATTAAGTTGAAGAGTATTAACGTCACCATTGCCAAGTACGAACAGCGGCATAACCTTAATGACTAGAATATAACTCTTAACATTAAGATTAGAAGTTAAGTTTAAAGTTCTCATTCTGTAGATTGTGTTTAACATGATTAGCAAAGAGCCTTTTAACATCTTGATCAAGATAAGAAATCATATAATATTCAACAGTCTCAGGCTTACGAGTATCAATGGTGTACATACCATCATTACCTTTTAGAGGTGTACCATACTTATTAAGTATAAACTGATCTCTAATATGAAATAGAATACAACCATCAAATGACCAACCTCTAATAATAAGCATATGTGCATATATAGAAAGTTGAAGAGTATAGATAATACCGTTACAATTAGCAAGGTTATCTAAAGGAAATAGCAAACGTTTATTACTGTCAACCCATTCTTTAGTACTTTGGGTATCACTATCTCTCTTATAGTAACCAGCCTTAAATTGAATATCATCTTTATTAGTTTTCCAGTCAATGATACAAAACGATTTACGACCTTTATGAATAGCCAGTAAATCTATCATACCTGAAATAAGACTGTTAGGATCGTAAACTCCTACCTCAGCATATATCTCATAACCATTGTCAACATACCATTTAATAGTCTTATAGATAATAGGATAACGTTTACCTATTTTATCATAAAATTCTACAAGATTAAAAGTATATTTGTAAACACCTGAAATATCAAGTATGTCATCAATAGTGTAAAGTCTATTGTCGTTATTCTCAACATGCAGGTATTTAACAGCGTTGGTAAACTTACTAACAGTCTTAACACTTTGCTCTAAACCATCGTGTTTACCAGTACCTTTTTCACAAGCGGAACTAGTAACATTAGTCCACATTGCTTCAATCTGTTTAGCACTTTTACCTCTATAGATACCAGTACCTTGTTTAGATAATCTACGAGCTTCGCTTTTAGTCTCATAAGCCGGAACGTGATGATGTATAATTGTAGTAGTTGAAGTATAGACACACTTACGATCATCTGTGTATCTATGACCTTCAACTTCAAAGTATAGAAGTCTTTTCTCAAAAGGAAGCTCGAAATTAGTCATAGTAATTAAATTGTTTGTGGTAGTTCCAATAGGTTTTGTTTAACTATTGTAACAACACCTTCTTTAGGATCATCATATCTTAGACAAGCTTGAGTTAGATAATACTTGCAAATCTCACTAATAGTTTCATCACTGGCGTTAGCAAGTCTTCTAAAAACTTTAGGATTACTATAAATAATATCTTGAATCTTATCGACTTTCTCTGAGAATTTAATAGAATCAAGTCTATTGTCACTATATAATTTCTCAAAAGCCTGAACACTATCGCTAGTAAGAAGTATAGGTTCCCGTTCACTCCTTAAAAGTTTAGTAAGTTCGTCTAAAACTTTACGTCTAATGTCACGGTTATAATCCATCGTTTAAGGTTTTATTTCACAACCGTAAAGATCCAATATACGATTGTCTTTAGTAGCTAGCATATAACTACCTGTTATACGCACACCATTAATATCAAATAGTTCCAATGTAATTTTATTAGGCATACCTTCTGTAGAATCTGTACCACCAGATATAGAAGTACATGTTATACACCTAATATCTTTATTATCTTCACCAGTTACAATTAATGGTAATAGACTATTATTTTTAGCATATTCTGCTAAAGTAACGTCTTTAGCTTCAATTTCACATACCCCACAATTGTTAATAAGATGATCAACTAAACTAATCTTTTCAGTATTTACAACATAGTTTATAACAGGATTAGGTGTATTACCTTCTACAATAGGTCGTCTACTCAAAAGTTTATTAAAGTCTACGTTTGATAATTTATCTAATTCTGTACTACTAGTAATAACCGTATTCTTGTAATCCTCAAGTTCTTTCATAACATTAACATCTATAACATTTTCAAATATGTTATCAATAGATTTATCACTGCGATCTTCTTTATTTATAAGCTGTTCAAAAATACGAATATGGATTCCACTAGTATCACGTTTACAATCTTTAACAGGTTCTGTCATTTCAACAACAGTAGTTTTTAAATTTTCATCGTATTCAAGTTTATCAATCTTACCATTAGCAATATCTCCAACTATAAGTGCTAATATTTTATCTTCTCCATTTTCATCATTAAATTGCTTAACAGCATCTTCAATAAAACTACTCATATCTTAATCCTCCGAATTAGTACTATTAACTTTATCTAAACAACAATTTTTGAACTTCTTACCCGAGCCACAAAAGCAGGGTTCGTTTCGGCTGTACTTATAGCCAACTGAACGTGGCACCTGTGGCTTGCCTGTGGGCGATTCTGCGCAACGTTTGCAGTACGGTTGACCATTCCCACCGTATTTGTAAACGGGTTCAAATTTGCCACATCCTACGCAGTAATTCGATTCTACCTCAGTTCGTTTTTTCATATTCTCAACATCTTTAATAGTCAGTAATCTAGGTTCAACATCATGCATTGGTTAATCAATATCAGGTTCCATACTAGAAGTGATTGTAACATTACCTTTACCAAGAGTAGTATTCTTTTCAACTCTCCTAGCTTCAACATAAAGAGTGTTTAAATCTTTAACCATCTTAGGCATATCAGCAACCTGACCCATAAGAGTTTTTTGAAGATTGATTAAAGTACTTATCTCTTCAGTAGTACTAGCACCAATCTTAATCTTTATAGATTCCATTAACTTTTCATTAATGCTATCCATATTAACAAACCCTTGAATAAGATTCTTAATAGCTCTAACAGTAGCCGAACCTTCATGATAGGCTCTATACTCTTCAACCCATTTTAGAACTAGAGCGTCAGGCTTCCAAGTATCAGGTAAATTAAGATTATCTATTGCATGTCTTAGAAGTTCTTCTTTCTCATAACCTCCAGTAACGCCAGGACTGTTAATATTAACAACCCACCAACCATATCCAACTTCCCTACGCCCGAGTTCTTTTTGTCTACCTTCTGTATCACCTTTAAATGTTCCTCCACGATCACGTTTCATTATATCTCTAACAGTCTTTGTAAAAAGGATACTAGCTCTATTGATAGTAACCTCTCCATCCTTTATTTCCAGTAGATCATCAACCATTGCTATCGAGTATTTTAAAGTTCTTACCTTTAAGAGGTATAGCTAATTTACGATTAGTAATCTTAGTGCGTTTAAGTAATATACCTTTAACAGTAAGATCTTTATATATCTCTTTAGTCTTAGTAGATATTTCACGTCTATTTAGCCAACCTTCATCATTTTCACCACACTTGGCAACCTTATCTTCAATTTCTTTACGAATCTTACGAACGTTAACCGTATCAAGGTTTTTATAAATAGTACCTAGATACATAAGATTAATATTCTTACCAGATTCAATAGCCTTATCAATGCTAATAGTTCTACCATCTAGTAGATGAGTTATGATACCTATAGGTAGGTCGAGACCGCACTCTTCATTTACGATCCCGACAGTTCTTTTACCTATAGCATCTGTACCCAATAGCTTTGGAAACAGAGTATCATCCATGTTAAGCTAGTTTAAAAGTACCTTGGATATTATCCAAATCAGTAACGAAAATAAACTGTAAACGAATAACATCAGTACCTTTGTTAAAGTCACTTTTGATGTCTTTCATATCAACCCCAACTAGACTGCGGCTATCATTTACACTAGCAGCTCTTACAAGATTACGGTTGATCTTAGAGAAGTTCTTAACAATTTCTTCTACATTGTCAGTACCGTAAACATAGTTTTTAACACCAAGTCCCATAGTACGTAGAATGTCCACGTCATCTCCAAGTTTTAAATCTTGACCAGTCCAACCTAAGCCAACCACTTTGAAAATGATAGATGGAGTATTACGTTTACCAGCGGTTGCACCAGCTTTTGAAAACACCTCGTCAAAAGCTTTACTAAGGTTAACGGTAACAAGATCAAAAGCACTAATGAAAACATGTCCCAACAGTAAAACTTTATCTCTTAGAGGTAAATGGTTAACCAATGTAGCAGGTTTGTTTTCACTATTATTCGAATCCATAAGTTCTTTAGCCATCTGTTGAATATCGGCAGGAACATTAAATTCAATAGGATAAACGTTGTTACATCTACTAGCAATGAAAGCTTTAAACTCAGCTTCATTATACTCATCAACCTTATTACTACCAAGTAGAATCAATTTTGGAGTTGCTACAGTAGCATCTAAATCACCATTTTCAACATTAGCAGTTTCTTCAATCATGACATTATTTCTTTAACGGTTTCTAATAGTTCTAAAAACAGCCCTTCGCTGTCAACGGTATAATGATACAAATATTATTCGAGATAGTGCTAATAGTCGAGATACTATTCTCTGTTAACAAGTGTTAAATTTTCACTATAAACCACAAGTGTTAATTAACGTTAACAGATTTGTCTAATCCGAATAAAAAATATACAAGGTATATAATACTATATATAGGTGTATCGACTTTTATAAATAACTCGAAGAGTTATTTATAATAATATAAACAATACTGCTAGTAATACTACTTGGAATTATTATAACCCTCGAAACCTTGTGACTATTAGAGATAGACTTGATGTTATTAATAACGGTCGAATTGCTAATAATGTTGCAAAGGTTGTTTTGGTTAATGTCGATCTATCTAATTTTATTAAACTTTTTACTAAACATCTTATCAAAGTTCTTGCGAACGTTGTTACTATAAGAACTGAAGATTTTCTTTCCAATGTATCTAATAATCTTAAATATTTAGATAGGCTTGTTAAACATTTAGATAGACTTCTTAAAGGTCTTCTTAAAGTTTTTAGGTTTCTAAATAATGCTAGAAGTGCTGCTAATGTCAATCCTTGATTCCCCCGTAGTGAAGAGGGAGATGATTGCCGATGCTTCTATTGTCATTAAAGATACTCCTAAAGTTATCAATAATGTTGCTAATGATAGTAAACATCAACTAGCTTCATTCCTCCTTACTACGGGGGAATCTGCCAATAAGCATTATGTGCTTCATTTACCAACAATCGTAGATAGACTTAATAGAGTTTATTATATACGATCTAGCATTGTTATGCCTATACTTTTCCATCTTGATCTTAACACTCTGTTTATAATAATGCCAATGTGCTCAATTTAGCTAATTATATAATGGAACTTGTTAGCGCTAATTATCTAATAGATAAACCTCTAATTACTGTTAATTTGCTAACTAATGATTTTACTGATTATCATAAGACTGTTAAAGCTTCTAATGTAGATGATTATAGAGTTGAAGATGATCTTTAAACCACTGGTGAAATATAGATAACTGTTAATCATAATGCTATTATCAATGATTAAATATCTAATATAGATGTTCAGCAAAGGTGATTTTGTAATGATTGTAATGATTAATATAGATGTTGTGAAGATGGATGAGATTGTAATGATCTTGGAGAATGATGGTTTAGAAGTATTGATGATCAAAGTTAAGATGAAAATTAAAATAATAAAAATTTTAATAGTCGGTAAAGGTGATCGTGAACCAGCTGACCATAACCCCCTACCTTATGTTGATAGATTGAATACCCCCATTACATTTAATTTGGATATTCAACTTAGAATTAATCGAACTCTAAAAACAAAAGAAATGGCTAAAGAAGGCGCAAACGCTCCACAAGTTGGAGATGTTATTGAAAACGGTTTAACTGGTAATGTTGAGACTGTAACAGGTGTAAACAATGTTGATCCAATTGTTAACGATGTTGATCCAACACCAGCAGCATCTAATGATCCAATTGTTAACGATGTTACAGGTTTGGAAATTGGTACTCGTGCATACTTTAATGCTATAACCAAAGGTGTTAAAGTTCTAAAGACTGACATGGTTGCTGTTGTTCTTGAAAGTAGAGAAACCAAAGGTAATGCTTACACTGGTTCGGAAAGTACCTTTAAGGTTAAACTTCAGTATCGTGTTAAGACTATTAATGCGCTTGGTGAGGAAATGAAACAGTTAAGAACTGCTAGACTTGTTAGCCAAACAGACAAAGAAATTGGGTCTATTGTTATGGTTAACCTAGCTAATTTTGTGCCTGTTAGCCATTCTTATCTTATGGATTATGTCCCTGGAATGACTGGCGCAAGGTTTATCGATCCAAGTGAAGGTGTTATTAAGATCGTTGCTACTAGCGCCGATTTTATGCCAATGGCTACGGCTCGTGCTTTGCTCATTGAAGGTGAGCTATATAAAACTGAAACTGGTTTTGCTAAAGCCTTTGAACTTCCAGTTGGCTACGAACCTGCTAACTAACTTGCCCTTATTGTAGATAAGAATTGAAGGGGTGAAATTCCCCTTTAACCTGTTGATGTTGTCAATCATGTTTGAAAATAAAAGGTTAGGTTTTCCTGTGTTACTAGTATTATTAGTAATAATGATACTAATGTTATTAAACTTTAGCGAACTAAAGACCTTAGTTGGTAAAGATGTTGCAATCTATCTAGTAGGTGTTGTTGAGTTACTCGCAGCCTCTTGGGTATGGATAACAATCAAGATCGAAAACAAATGTCAATAAGGAATAGCCGAAAGGCTCATCCTTTAATTGATACAAATCTATATTACACAATACTTTCCACCAATGACCATTCAGCGCAAGTCTAAGGTACAATCAAGGCTACTAAACACATTAGCAATTACAATATTACTGATGTTGTCATTAATAGCATTCAATGAAGAACTACAAGCTTTAATCAACAAGAGTCTACTCCAAGTAGCTTTTATAATGATGCTTGTATCAGTTGCAGTAATCTTCAAACTCTTAGTAAAGAACTATGAAAAACCTGTGACAAATACACTCAACATTTAACTCTTACAGTTATGATTTTAAAGTTTAAACTTATTGGTGATACTAACGCTCATGTAGACGTTGATATTACAATTGACAGTGTTACTAGTGATTGGACTAAACCTATTGAAAATGGTGATCCAGTCTATATTACGCAGACTAGGTCTAAAGACAACACTATTGCAGGCTTTGAGTATAAAGGTCATGTTACTAGTGTTGAAAAGGTTGTAGATGAAGTTAAAACTAACTTTGGACATCATACTAGTGTTTATAAGAGCATTCTTAGTCATGGTCATTTCGTTAATCTTTAAACAAGTAGAGTTATGAATAAGATTGTTATGGTAAATTACCTACTTTATGGCTCTGATGACATAAAGACTGCTCATATGATTGACGATCCAGACGCTTTAGATCTTAAAGTTGATGATGAATTGGAGATTCAAACTAGTGACACACAGCTACATCTGAATAAAGTTAACACTATGATCTTCAAAGGTAAGGTTATAGAGGTTACTATTAATAAGACTATTAGTGTGGTAACTATGATTAACGGGGTTAATAGAACTTCTAGTAAAGTGCAAGTTTTAGTGACCGCTAGAGGTGAAATAAAGACTGATTGTGAAGCTATTGGTTAAGAAATTGAGAATGAGAAGAGGTGTAGAGTTGCAGGTAGGAACATCCCACTTCCGACTACTCATCCTCTTCTCCTTCCATCTCATACTTCTCTTCCTATTATAGCAATTATTCATCCACTTCTTGCAATTCCCCTGAACAATCTATATCTTTGCCGTGAAAATCTATGAAACTTGTTCCTCTTACTGTTCTAAAACCCCCTAAAAATCTTTATTGGCTATAGGTTTACCTACAATTTGAGATCGAGTAGGGGTATAAAAAGTCCAACTTTTAGTAAGAGATTAGGTTGATCTTTGCCACCTTGTTATTATTAGTCTTGCTAGATCTATTACTAAAGCTCTATCTAAGCCTATTACTAATAAGATCATTGAAACCTTAATCTCAATGTTAATAACAATCTAACTCTTATAATTATGAGAAATGTTTCTATAATGTTTCAACTTAGTGATGCACAAGTTGAACTTTTGACAAAGACAGACAATAATGTAATTACTATTGATGCTAATGTAATTAGATTGTCTTTACTTAGACCTGATTTAGTTACAGACATTGGTAGAAATATAGATGTTGTTGATAAAACTAATCCGGTTGAAGATAAACGCATAAATATCGTTGCTAACCTTGATATGGCGACGGTTATAGAACAAATGAAAAGTCTTTATCCGACAGTTAGTACTGCAAAGGTTTTTAAAGATAAACACGGCAATGTCATAATCAATAAAGCTAAAGATAGTTCAGGTAAGTTTACTAAACCTGATCCAAACACTTAAACTCTTAATCTCAATGTTACCAACAATCTAACACTTGTTATCATGACTACTCTTAAACTTAATATTGAACTTGCTGATTGGCAAATTGAACTTTTAAACAATAATTCCACATGTAAAGTTATTATTGAAGGTGAGTTTCTAAAAAAGGCTATTAATAATAAGTATAGATCTACAATTAATGTGGAGGTTATACCTATTAATGATAAGCTTCCAGAGCCTGAACATACTGAATTTAGAAAAGCTTTTGCTGATTACAATAGTAAACATCGCAAGATTATTACAGATAAAGTTAGTGGTTGTCTTATTCAAACCGGTTATAGCGGTAATTCAGATGAACCTGAACCAGGATCAGAAGCTGATGTTGATAGTAATAGATACAAGGCTTGGTTTGCTAAACATTTAGGTATTAAACTTTAAACTCTTACGACTATGACCAGTATTATATTAAAACTAAATCTTACTGATGAACAGATTAAGCTTATAAACAGTAACGTCAATAGTAATATTATCATTAATAGTGTAACTATAGCTAGTAATATTACAGCTAATGGTAAATCCAATGCTTTTTACAAAGGTCAATATTGATAACGATTTTCAACTTGTTCCAGTAACACCTCCTAACTATACTCCAGATAAAGTATTGAAGATAAACTTCTAAATCTATTTGCAGATATGGTTAAAGCTAAAGAAGTTGTTGTTGATAAAAAACTTGAAGATAAAATCTTAAAAGCTATTAGCATTAATGAATCTAATGATGAACTTGAAGAAGCAATCTTAAAGGTTCTCGATGATGATCTTATGGAAGAACTTAAAAACTTCAAAGATAATAGTGTTACTGCACCTTCTGAATTAGAACCTAGAATCCCTAAGAGATTTGAAGATACTCTTGGTGAAGCAGCTGCTAGAAGGTTTCATGAGTCTAAAGATCAAATGGATTTTAAACTTAAACACCTCGAAGATTCTCTTCAACATCCCGATCCTGTAGAAAAATTACATATGATGAATGAAATGCTTAAACGCACTAGTAATCTTGCTGAAGATGATCTTCAATCTTCTGATCCTACTAATCTGTAAACCCTTAATCCAATTGATATGATTAAAATGATTGTCAGTATTGAATTTACAGAAGATCAAATTGCTGATCTTAAAGGTAATGTTGATATGGGCATAATACTTCTTAGTACACCATTTGTTGAAACTATTAATAATGGTAAAACTATGATTCTAAAAGCTATTCCAGCTCATTTAGCAAGAATGATAACAACTAAGCGTATTGAAAGTACCAGAAGTGATTTTATTGAAAATCTTCCCGAAGAGCTTATCGAAGGTTAAAGAAGCATGGTTAATTTTACTGATTGTAAGTAAGGCTATTGTCGAGATGATATTGACCTTACTGATATTCAATCTACAGTTAATCAAACTAATATTTTGTCTGAGCGAATGTCTGTTAATTATTTCCTTAAAGCCAATAGATTTACCGGTGGCGTAGATGATAGTGATAGTCTAATTTTGAATTGATGTGTTACTTGATTTAATAATGTTCAATGTCGTGACGACGTGGGAAATTACTTTACTAAACTTTAAACTAATACCATAATGGAATTTTTCAAACTGGACATTAAAGAACACGATAGTATTACTCAAGATTTGATTGCTAAGTTCTATCCTATTATAGATGCTAGACGTTACAAATGTTTAAGCAATGCTTGGATACCATTTCATCCGACTAGAGTTAACAAGATTAACAATAGACTATTATCTGTGTTTACCGTAATGGTACAAGATGTCATTACTAATGAAACTATTAATGTAGGTTTCTATTTTGAAGCTGATGTTAAAGGTTACAATTGTAAGATGATTAGTAGTGTTTATCCTGTTCTAGCTAACGATGTTAAATTTTAAACTCTTATCGCTATACTAATTAATCGGCTACCTATTACTGTTGATTATACTCTAACCGGAAAACTAGAATGTAATCAAGATACCTTTAATATGGTAGCCGATCCTATACTCCTTAAACGTTCGGGAATTAAAACTAAGAAGAATAGAAGGGCTAGTGCTCATGTTGAAATACATGATGCAGCTCAACCTTAACTAACAATTACTATTATGGATTGGAAAGATGAACCTGCTACACTTAAGCAACTACTTCGTATTGAAGAATATCAAAGAGTATATGATATACAATTTGTAATTGACAATATTAATAAAGGTATCGCTAGTGAAATAATTACATCTTACTGTGAACATGGTAGAGTTAATGTAATTATTAATTCTGGTAAAGCTAGACCCGCATTTCTTGATTATACTAGTATGAAGATTAGAGGTACTAATATTCAATTTAAAGATGGATGCGTTCTACCTGACATACCCGATAATAGTCCTACACTCACTGATAGAGAACGTAGAGATGCTAATGAACAAGTTGAGATTGATTTCTATAGTGATCTTAACTATCATTTAGATCATCCTGATGGATTTGATCCAGACACATTTTGTATAATGCCTCATTAAACTAAACTAACCATGAACGATAAACCAAAGAAAGATCATTTCACTACTACTAGTGTACATGGTAACAATCTTTACATAGATGAAGTAGCTAGATCTGTATTTCATATTGAACCTATTGTTGGAACCGCTAACATTATAGCTGTAGGTGGCAATGGTAATTTCATGTTCATTCATGATGAAAGAGTTTTCCAAACTCACCTACTCATGCATAACATTGCTGTTAGTAGAAGTACTGATAACATTGAACCTGATCTGTATGTTTGTTACAATCTGATTACGTTTGATAAAGATATTTCTAAAGAATGGAGTAATCTTTACAATCGTAATGCGCCTAAAGATAACAATTATTGGAAGGCTATTTAAACTACTACAATTATGGACAACAATATTCAGAAATTTATATTCCCTTTAGAGCATAACGATATTAATGCTTGGGATGAAAACGATAAGTTTATTTACAATAGAACTAAAATCGTAGAAGCTCTTATTTATTGTAGTATTGTAAATGACAAATTAGGCATTACTGATTATCTATATGGTAGGAGTAAACGTCTGTCTGCTACATGTCTTATCATTACTGAGCAAACATCTCGTTACATTTATATTGTTAAACTTAATGGCACTGATATAGTGGTTAAGTTTATTAATATGAAAGAACAAAATCTCAACAAGTATTAAGATACAACCGATAGAACTATGGCAACTCATGATTCTAAAACCCTAGATGCACATGATAATACCATATTCTATCGGCTTAGTTTTAACCATATTAAACACATTGATTCTATGAATGATTCGATTGAAAAGGGTACTAGAGTACTAGATGTAGATAGTCCTACTAAATCCACATGCGATGTTATTTGTGAACAAGGTAAATTCGATAGTTCTATTAGAGCTACTCTATATAAGGCTAAAGAAGTTCTAGCAGAACGAAGGCTAAAAGACCCTAATGGTATATACTATCTTAAAGATGTTGCCACTGGTGTAATCTTAGGTATATAACCTTTAAAAAATACTTGTCGAAAACGTAGCAACCCTAATGACCGACCTTAACTCAGACGGTTAGGTAATACTACGTTTTTGACTACTTATAAACCCAATCAACAACTTAATCATGTTAAAGAATATATGTACAATAGTATTTACAATGTTAATGATAATAATGGGTTTAATTCTAACCATATTATCGTTCATGTTATACACAGACTTTTCAGAAGACTTAACTGTTAGAGGTAATCATACTACAGCCAATACCTTTTATCTTTTTGTTGTAGCTATCGTAGTGTCTATAATAGTTCATAAAGTCTATTCGAGACTTACTCAAAAATAAAAGACTATGACTACAATCGCTAAGACTGAAAACGGTATATGTATAATAGATGAAAATAGAATCATTGAAGTCGAATTTGTAGACAATGATATTCTAGGTATAATCGTTACACATAAAGTTGATACACCTGCTGGAATACTAGGTGAAAGTGTTGTTATAAATCGAGAAACTATTGCCGTGTTTACTAAAATGAGACGTAGTCTATTAGAGTTAATCTTAAACTCTCTAACTAGTTTAGATGAAAAAGATTATAAGTTCTCTGATGAAGCTATCGCTAAATGTCTTAAATGTAAATTTAAAGATACTTGCGATAAACCCAAAGGTGAATATGCTCGTAACATTTCTAAAGATTCTTAATAAGATACCCGTATTAAAGCGGGTATTTCTTTTAATCCTATACATTTGGCTATTAGCCATAAATTACCCTGATGAGGTATAGGCGAAACTAGTAATGCTAGTAGGTAAGTTACTCTAAAACAAACTGACATGTATAAAGTTTATATTATAAGAAATAAGATCGATAACAATGTCAATCTTAAAAATCTTGGTGATTCAATACTATTCTATGCTAAATACCTTGCTAATACAATGCAAGCTTTGGCAGATAGTCTTAAAGGTAGTAGAATGGTGATTCTAGTCTATGGAACTAAGTCTATACCGATGGTAGTGGCAAGGTTAACGGAGGAAGAGAAGGTTTTACTACTGAAACTAAGCTTCTCAATCCAACTCGTAGAAGCAGAAAGCTACTACGCGAACGTGTGCAAGCATGAAAAAAGCAGAGGTCTAATGGTAATGTAAAATCGGCACAATCTACCGGAAACGGGGCAAGGTTGGAATAACAAGAATAAGTAGGGTTAAGGGTTGATCCTAGTAATCGGTTGAACTACGCACACTCATTCGGGTTTCGTAATTCAACCGATTATTTATTTAGACCTAGCTTTACTATCTAAACTTTTACTATCTTTAAGCCGTCTAATACTAACAAAATGTTCACAAACTATGATCGAATTTAAGTTTGGAATCGTTACTAAAACCGTAACTAAAACAAAGACTGTTCCTACTATTCATTTAACAGACGCTGTTATTGATTATGTTGAATTTAGAATGGTAGCTAATCTTATTCAAGGTGGTCAATTTGAACTATCTAGCGAAGATCACTCTCTAAAAGGTAAACGTAAGTACTTTACACTTGATAATTTAGATCGTATTGTAGTACATAGTTCTCCTTTTAAACTTAAGCTTGACGATATTAACAAGAGTATGTTTAAGTATAAGAGACTTACTAAGGTCAGAGGTTATGTTCGTAACAATTATTTTTATGTTACCAAGATTATTAACGACTGAATGGTTTAGCAATAGATCTGTTGGTATTAAACTATTTGCTCAATGGTTTACTGAAAACAATAAAGATGTTACTGGTATTAATCTAGGTAACTTCTTTACTCTTCATTTTGAGATTCAACTAGGCTTTTATCTTAATTGGTTGTATGATGCAAATCTTATTATCAACTATGATACAAAGGTAATGTGGTTAGATGATGTAGCTATTCAAGGTATAGATTCTCCATATGCTAGAGGTGATATTAAGAAAAGAACTATGGTAATACAAGGTAATCGAGACATTCTACATGTTTATGAAGATGTCATCTGTATGTATCTTATAGTTATTGAAGTTCCCTTTTAGATTCCCCTGTAGAAAGGAGGATCGAGCTTACTAAAGTTAAACCTAATCCGATGAATATTGATGATATTATAGATGATCTCGACAAGTCTGTTGTTGATGCTAGAAACGAAAAAGGAATTACTCGTTCTGATACATTTGCTGTTAGAGATTCTAGTGATCTTCCAGCATTTTACAATGATGGTCAGAGATTTGCAGTAAACGCTACTATTGATTGGGCTTATGATCCTGAAGATTACAATAGGTTTGTTATCAAAGGGCCTGCTGGTACTGGTAAGACTACCATTATGAAAGAGATTATTAAACGTCTACCTTTTCGTAGTGGTATATGTATTACAGCTCCTACTCATAAAGCATGTAGAGTGGCATCTAAAAGTGCTAATTTAACAGCTAAGACTATCCATAAGATTTGTGGATTTAGACCTAACTTTAATTTAGATACTTTCGATCCTGTTAACGTTCAGTTTGATCCTCTAGGTAAACCTAGTATTGAAAACGAGAAAGTTTTAATAGTTGATGAAGCTTCTATGCTTGTGGCTAAATTTGTGGTTTTCATTGAGAATCTTTGTAAGACTCACAAAGTTAAACTACTTATAATTGGTGATCCTTATCAGCTACCTCCTGTTAATGAACGTAGTTCTACAGCGTTTGATGTTCCAGATGATCATTGTGTTGAACTAACAGAAGTTGTTAGACAAGGTGATGACAATCCTGTTTCAGATATTCTCGTAATGATTCGAGATAGTATTAAACGTAAGAATTACAAGTATCTTACACACCTGCTTAAACATCCTAGGAAATTTGTTAATGGTAAAGGTTATTGGTTAATGAATGACATTGATGAATTTACCGCTACTGTTAATAGAGCTTTTCTTCAACCTAATATTGAGAGTAATGTAGATTGGGTTAAATACCTAGCTTTTACTAACGATAACATCCTAGATTGGAATAAGCACATCAGAGATTGTATATTTCCTGGTCATGATGAATCTCCTGTTATTAGTGATGACTTAATCACTTCTTACTCTACTGTTGTTGATGAATTTATGGATGCTAAGATTACTAACTCCGAAGATTATATCATTCAACGTATGACCCGCTATGAAAACAAGTGGGCTATTAAAGGTTTTCTTCTACAACTTGTAGAGGTTGCTACTGGTAAAGTTACACCTAATCTATTTGTTGTCGATCATACTGATTTTAATTCTTTTGCTAGGTTTAAATCTATAGCTCTTCAAAAGATTTCTTATGCTGAAAGTGCTACTTATGGTAGTGAACGTTCTAAGCGATGGAAAGACTTCTTTGAATTTAAGAATGAGAATCTTATTATGGTAGACATAATGAAAGATACTGGTTACAAAGAGAAAAAGGTTATTAGTAAAGATCTTGATTATGGGTATGGTCTTACCATTCACAAAAGTCAAGGTAGTACATACACACACGTGTTTGTTAATCTTACCGATATTATTTATAGAGGTGGGAGTATTCCTAGTTCTGACATTGAACTTGTCAATAGGCTTCTATATGTTGGTGCTAGTAGAACCGAGTATTGTCTTTTCATTTATTACAAATAACCTGCTTATGAAACTTACAGATAAAGATTTAGGATTTAGACTTGAAGATTTCAAAGGTAACTTTGTTTATTCCAAACATCTTAATCCAAGTTTAGCTAAGCCAAAGGGTCACATTGAATATGAATTTATCATTGTGACTGAGGCTAACAAGGATGACGCGTATGAGTACGCTACTACTATTCTTAAACCTGCTACATTAGCTAGTGATAGAAAAGCTCCAAAAGATACTTACGTTATTAAATTCTCGGATATGACTGATATGATTACACCGTTTGATGATAAACTTGAAGCTGGTCAACATCTGTATCATTATATCGCTCGTGAAGATAATCTTGATTAAAACGTTACACTCAAAACCCTTAACTTTATGGCTAATGTAGATGATGTTGCAACAGAGCCTATACCTAAAAAAGGATCTACTGCACCTAAACGAAATGTTAAAAAAGATCCTATAAATCCTGTTGAACAGGTTAACATTGTTAACTTTGGTAAGCTTCAAGATTTAAGTGAGAAGATTCCTCTTATCGAAGCTACTGAACAAACTCTTACAAAACCTTTTATAGCCGTTATTGGCTGTGGTAAGTTAGAGATTGCTTCTAATCTAGTTGCTCAAGCACAAGCATATGCTAGTACTTTGCGTACTAAAGATGTAGCTTTAAGTGTTATTGTATTTGAAGATATTTCAGAATATGAAACTAGTGTTACAGCTACGGTTAAACACCATGAGGTGGCTTTCATTAGTAAAGATCGTACTGTTATTCACACTACTTCATTACAAAGACATGGGATACCTAGCATCCTTATCCAAAGTGCTCTATCTAAACCGTTTAACGCTTCTATTGCTAAAAGCGGTAAGAATCGTAATGGGAAACGGAAACTTGAACAAAAGACTAAAGGACGTGTTAAAAACAAGAAACTTAACGGGGCTTGGTAGCCTATTAAACGTGGCGACTACGCGACTAGTACCGAACTATAAATTCGTAATACTGGTATGCTTAATCATTAAGTACATGACGCTATCAGTTTAACTAATAATCATTGCTTGAAGGCTAGGGTGGTTCCTAGCCTTCTTTTAAATCTAATTAAAATGCTGAGTTTACCCAATAACGAATCTGTCAATATTGTCATAGTTAATAAGAACGTTGCTAATATTATTTTCTATAGTAACGGGTTTATTAAAACAACTATTAAAGGTAATAGAAATAAGATAGAAGATTTAAAGTATAAACTACACATTATAGATGTTAAACCTATAGACATTAAAATGATAGTAGATCAACTAATACAACAGTTCTTAGAATGGAATGTTTAGGTTGTGATCTATGCATTACTCGTAAGAATATGGTAATGCCTATTGGTAATATTAATGCCAATATTGTTATAATATCTGATTATCCTCGATACATGGAAGATAAAACAGGTATTGGATATACTAGCAATAGTTTTAAAGAGTTTCTGCTTGTACTTAAAGAACAAAATCTAACTTCTAATAATGTATATTTTACTCACGTTTTAAAGTGTAAACCTAAACGTAATGAAATAGAAGATTATAAAGAACTTGAGTTGGATTTTCATAAGTGTTCAAAGCTTAATCTAAACAATGAAATTACAGATAAGATGAAACTTATAGTTCCTCTTGGAGCATTTGTTACTAATTATCTATTTGGTCAACAAGTTAATTTTGCAAAAGTTGTTAATAACGATTATACTGTTGGTAATAGGATCATTCATCCTATTTACCATCCTAATTTTAAAGTCGATAGGTCTGATATAGTTGAATTAGCTAAATCATATCGACGTAACATAAGTCCGATTCATAAAGTTAAACTTTAAACTAAGATTGTCATGGAATTTGTGATTAAGGATATGAATAGAGTTAAGAATCGTGAAGATAGAAGTTGTCCAATGAGCATTGCTCATGTTGTTAAAGACTTTTGTGATGACTTTGGTGTAGCACTACCTTTTACCATTGATACCTTTGTTCTTAAAGATGAGTTTGAAATTACTCACGCTACACATACTGATCCAATGGTGATAGCTGGTGATGCTTATCTCATGATACGTATGGGTTGGAGTAATTTTCATATTGTTGTTATTTGGGATGGGGCTATTATATATCCCTATTTGATTTATTGTGATAATGATCCACTCGAAGATAGAGATGTTAAATCTTACTCAGATTTGAAGATTCCTTTTAGTGGAGAAGACTTTCATCGTAATCTAGTTTATTTAGATAATGTTTAAATTTCCTTGTACTAGTTGTGGGGCTTGTTGTAAAAGAGTTAGAAGTATTATCAATGGTGTGAACAATGATAATGTTCATAATCTATTAAGATTTCCTTATACTTGTGATGATAACGGTGTATGTGAAAAACTTACTGTTGATAATAAGTGCTCCGTTTACGACACTAGACCTCTTTGTTGTAGAATAGAAGAAGCTACCCATATTCTAAATTGGAATGTTAAAGCTTCTTATCTGATGAACGCCAAAGTATGTAACAGTATGATGGATGCAGATGATATTCCTGCTAATTTTAGAATTGATCTAAAACTGATTGAAGATGAATTTAGTTAAGATGTACGATATTGAAACTTTCCCTAATTATGCTGTGCTTACTTTTGTAGACGTTGCAGATTATCTTTCGGCTATTATGCCGCTATACGATAAAAAGGGAAAGCTTCTAGTTAGTGAACTGGTTAAGATTAAGACTATCGAAGCTGTTCCTAAAAGAGTATTTGAAATAAGTTCTGTTGGAGGTTATATTGTAGACGATACGTATGCTCTACTTGAATATGTTTCAGATGGTGACTACCTATCAGGTTTTAATATTCTTGGTTATGACAACCTTATGCTTAAATGTATAGGTGTTGAAGTTATGAATAATATTAAACTTGATAAACTAAATCGTAAACTTTACGATCTTTCTAAACTGATCGTTAATAGTGAACGTTACCAGCTTTATGAAGATTGGCAATATAAAGTTTATAATAACTTTCACATGAACTTTTATAGCATTGATCTACAAAAGATTCCTGCTCTTGATAAGGTTCATAAGAGTCTTAAACAAACACTTATTAATATTTGTTGGTATAAGATTCTTGAATATAAGATGCCTCCTATAAGTAAACTTGATAGGTTTTTCTACAATCCCAATTTAGATGATCGCAATCTACTTTTAATAGAAGATTGGGATAGAATTGTGATTAAAGATTACGTGTCTGAAATTAGAGTTTACAATGCTAACGATGTATATGGTTGTTGTGATCTATTTAGAGTTCTTATTGAAAAGATTCAACTTCGTTTTGATATTAACGAGAAGTTTGGTCTAAATACTCTTTGTGCATCTGACAGTAAGATTGCAGATCTGTTCATTAGTAAGTATTACAGTGAATACACTGGTATACCTTATCATGAATATAAGAATCTGAGAACTTATCGTAAAAGCATGAAGGTTGGGCCTATGCTTAATCCTAACATTACGTTTGTTACTCCTGAATGTCAAGGTCTACTTGATAAGTTCAAGAACATGAGTGTTACTACTACAAAGGACATTGAAATATCTTTTAAGTTTAACAACATAACGTATAAGTTTGGGTCTGGAGGTCTACATTCAAAAGATGATGCTAGAATATTTAAAGAAGGTGCTGAAGGTAGTGTTAGAGATGCTGACGTTGCTAGTTATTATCCTAGTTTATGTATTAACAATAAGGTTGCTCCTGCCCATTTAGACGGAGAAGCTTTCTTAGTTATTACTAGCGTTATGAAAGATGAACGTATTGAAGCTAAAGAAGCTGGTGATAAAACTAAAGCTGACAGTCTTAAGATCACTATTAACGTTGGTATGTTCGGTAAGTTCGGCTTCGAGTATAGTTTTCTATACGACCTTATGTGTATTTTCATTATTACTCTTAATGGTCAACTTAGCCTAATCATGCTTATCGAAAGACTATATCTAGTAGGTATTCAAAACGTGTCTGCTAATACAGATGGTATTGTTTGTATTATACCTAAAGATAAAGAAGATATTTATTATAAAACTTGTAAACAATGGGAAAAGGATGTCAACCTTGATCTTGAGTATACTGATTACATTACTTACGCTAGACGTGATGTTAATAATTACATTACTGTTAAGCGTAAAAAGGACGGGTTTCTTGATATTAAACGTAAAGGAGACCTTAACCAGTATCTTCATACGGAAGATTTAAAGAAGGGCTTTAGTATGCCAATCGTGGCTAAATCTGTAGAAGAATACCTAATTCATGGTGTACCGATATCAGATACTATAAAGAATGAACGTGACATATATCTTTTCTGTACTACGCAGAATATGGATCGTAAGTTTGTGCCAATGATCAACTCCGTCTCTTCTACAGGGGAATCTATAATGACCGCTATTCAGCGACAAGTTAGATTTTATTGCTCTAAAGATAATACTATTCTCTTCAAAGTTGAAGATCCTAAGTTTACTAATGTTTCAAAGAAGTCTAATCTTCAAGTTGGTACAGGAGTTACTATATTCAACAACTATATTCATTATGAAGATCTTAGTAATTACAACATTAACTATCCTTTCTATATTAAGCTTGCTGAAAAACTGGCTTACGGTATTGTTACCGGTAAGACTAAAAACACAGCTAAAGATAAGAGAGCTAGGCAGGACATGTTTCATACTGGTGGTCTGTTTGATTAACAGATTGCCAGTAATGAAGAACCTCCCCCTTTAGTAAGGAGGGATAGAGTTTACTAACGCTAATCATATTACTATGGTTGATATTCTCAAAGTTTGGAAAGAACACAACGGTAGATGTTCTTTTAAAGTTAGCATGGAAGATGAGATTAACGCTATTCAAAAGTTAGTTGGTCATTTAGAAGGTAAACAAGTGAACGTTTATGCTATTGGTTATAAGTATGATGCTTTGGTTAAACTTCTACCTAACAATGTTATTAAATATACAGAGATGCACGGTGACAAAACTGTTGCTTTTTGTAGTGTTTTTACAAGTTTGGAGTTTATTCATGCATTCTATGTTGCTAGTGTTGAACGTTGCAAGTCTAAATACATTCTAGGTTTTACTAAAGCCGAAGTGCCTATTAGACTTAGAGACCTTATTCCATTGGTTACAGATTTAGGTACTAATACTTATTGTGAAAACAACTTTGGAGTAGTATTTAATGCAGAAGATCAGACTAGATTCGATAACATTAACGAAGCTATGACTGAGACCATTGGAATCTTTGATAATAACTATGATAATCTCATAGCTTGTATTCAAGGTACTACGGTTCCTAATATGAGTCCTTATGACTTTAGAGAAGAGTTTGCTAGATCGAGAGGTTGGGAACCAGATCTTGATACAGAGATTCATATGTTTGCTGAGATTGATAAGTATTACAATCCTACTGCTCTATTTGAACGGGCTACTCATTATCAAACCCTTATTGCCGATAGAGAACGACTTCTGTCTGTTAACAAGTCTAAAGTAGATACTGTTAATGGACTTATAAGTTATCTCGTTGGTAGACAAGTTCTTATTCTTAGTAAGAATGGGACTTTTGGGGAACAGTTAGACGAATTAAGGCTAAAACGGGGCGAATTATCGCATAATATTCACGCTTCGATGAAATCTATACCTTTGTTCGACGAGAGCAAAGGTGGCTACATTCTGTGCAAGTCCGGCAACAATAAAGGTCAACCTAAGATGTTCGGTGAAACCGTACTGACTAGGCTAATGGTAGATAAGTTTAACGCTAAAGCCTTCAATTGGCTGTGCATTACTGGTAGTATCGACAAAAAGGTATCTATAATAGATGTAGATGTACTTATCATTACCAGTTATAAAACTCTTGCTTACCACGAACTAAAGTCAAGGATCGCAGGGCTAACGTTTAAAAAATACCCCTCCATTCTAAACGTGGTGATGCTAGGAACAAAAGAACAGGAATCTGTAACTACGCTACAAAAGAAGTTCTCCATTTCGGCGCATACTTTTCTATCCATACCCGAAGTGACGATTTAACAAAATATTTCGTTACTATTGGTAAAGTTTTTACTAGTATTGTTTGTATTAACTACAAAAAGGTTTATATTTATGTCGGAAACAAAAGGCAACGATCTTACTCCTATTGACGATGGTACTAAAAAAGGTGATAAACCTAATAAGGTAGCTAAAGTTGGAAGAGGTCATTTAAAAGGTATTGGTACACCTAGGACACTGAACATAGATGTGTATAGGGATACTGAACGGGCAATAGAGTTTTTTAATAAACTCATAGGTGGTAAGAACATTGGAGTAGAGGATGCTACAGAAGCTCTTGGAGTTTATCTTCAATGTCAAGAAATGGGTCTTCCTTTCGTTACTGCTAGTAATCACATTCAAGTGGTTAAAGGTAAAGTAGGAATAGATATCCATCTTGTTAGAGCTATTCTTCTTAGACCTGGTTCAGGTGTTTATTGGGAGAAAGTTCTTGATTATGTACCTGAATATACTTACACGGATAGTGTTGAACAATGGACTAGTTGTCTCACTCCTCGTAAGTTTCTTGAGTGGCTTAATGATGAATATTGTGGTCTGTATAATAAAGCTGCTTTTGTTTGGAGCGCTGAAGATGCAGAAAAAGCTAAGATCAACAAAGCTACTCATCTACTTTCAACTACTACTGGTACTTTAACTCCTAGTGATTATGTTACAGAATACCTTTTCACTAGACCTGTTAAGATTCCTTTAACTAATGAGATTAAGATCCGTGAAGTTAGACAACGGTTTACTTATCAAGATGCAGTTTCAGCTGGTCTTTTCGATATTAGCAAACCGGATTCTGCATGGGTTAAATATCTAAAGAATCAACTAGACGTTAGAGCGTTTACGTTTGGTGCTAGACAAATTGCAGATGACCTGCTTAATGGCATGTACACAACTGCTGAAATTTGTGATATTACTGGAACTGATTACGATGTTGATCCCGAAGGTAATGTAGTTATCCAAGACGTTAAACATGAAGACGTAAGTGAAGATATTGGTTCGGCTAACGATGTCGAACCGATTCAAGAAGCGGTTATCGTCAATAGTACAACAAGTACAGACGGAACTCCCGCTCCGAATGGGGATTAATCCCGAGTTTAGGTTGAGGCTGGCAATGCTGGTTATCTAGTAGCTAGCCTCAATCTTTTTAACAATGACACTATCTAAGGTGTAAATAACAATATTGTTCATTTTTTTAATTCAATCAACATGGAAGATTTTACTAAAAGTTCAGCTAATGCTGAAGGTGCTAAGGTTAAGAAATTTGGATTCGCAGTTGCTTCTACCAACGCTAGACCAGCTAAGACTGGAACTCCTGAATTACACGTTACTGTTACAAAAGACAAGTTCCGTATCAATCAGGCCGCTGCCCGTATTCTTAACATCGTGAGTGGTGATCGTCTTATGTTCATCTCTAACGAAGCTGCTGTTCGCATGGCTGTTATTGATGGTGAACTTAACGAGGAAGATGTTGAAGCTAACATCGTGTTCGCTATTGCCAAGGGTGTTCCTGCTCTTAAGAAAGGTAATATCCAATTTGGACCTAAGCGTCTAACCAAAGCCGAAGAAGTTGCTCTTGCCGACAAGACTTACATTGGTGATGTTGACGAGAATGGTCGTCCTATCGAGGTTATGTACAAAGGTTTCAAAGTTGCCAGTACTAACGGTTCTACTGATCCAGGTCAGATCGTTGAAGGTTCGGATGCTCTTAACTACATTCCTCTCAAAGGTAATGCAGAGCGTACCGCTATTTGGGAACTTGACGTTGAGGGTAAATTCGACATGGAAGTTGAAGGTCTTAACGTACCTTGTTACCCTATGACCTTCGATCGTTACGAAGATAAGATTCTTCGTAACAAGAGTGAAGCTGCCGAAGGTGAAGCTATCGAAGATGAAAACGAAGTTGGCAACGGTGACGCTGTAACTAACGATTCGTTTGTTAAGTAAACCCCTGCTAAAGCATTAGTTTTACTTCCAATTAGCCCGACTAGATTATTCTAGTCGGGCTTTCTTTGCTATATGCAAATAAAACGCTACCTTTAACCTCTTGGTTATTGGTCGTACAACAATAACATCGCAATCGTTTAACGTTAAAAAGATTAAAGTTATGGGTACTAAAAAAGAAGGAGTAGATGAAGCTCCAATCATTGCACCTATTGTTACTGGTGCTGGTATTAGCAGAGCTACGAAAGGTGCTGCTACTAGAAAACTTGAACCTGTTATTGGTAAAGATTTTGACCTATGTATCGGCTACCTTGTTAAGGTTGAAGCTACTACTTCGGTTTGGGAAAAGGCTGATGCTGACGGCTATAAGTCTTTCAAAGGTAAAGCTATTCCTCGTATTTCATTTGTTTTCCAAGGTGTCCCTGACGATAAAGGTGAAGGTGGTATCTACATTCAAAGTTTCAATGCCGTACCTCTTAAACAAGATAAATGGAAATACGATCAAATTTCCGGTTACGGTAAGAGTTTCATGGATGTGTTCGTTAATGAACTACCTATGGAAGTTGCCGATAAAGCATGGGATGCTTACGAACATATGTTGGCGCTACCTATTGACGGCGTTACCGATGTCGACGTACTGCTAGGTCTCTACGATACTTTCTTCAAGAACCTTGCTAAAGTGTTCAATGGTGGAGAGGTTACTATTGGCGAAACCGTTCATACTTTACCGGTTATAACTCTCGATCCGCTCGGTGATCCTATTCCAGTTTGGATCAAACTACTTCTATACGTAGGTAGTAGAACCGTTAATCAAGGTAACTTTGGTATGCCTATCTTCCCTGGAGATGGTGTGATTGAAGTTTATCGTCCCGGTATTGAACCAACCATAAAGGTTAACATTGCTAAAGGTGAGAGCATTAAACCTAGAGAAACTGTTGCTGGCCCAAGTTCTGGCCCTAGTAACGTTCCTCCAGCTTCGAAGGGTGCTAATCCAAATGTAGGTGGTACACCGGACTTTCTTAAACATTAACGTATTCTGATCATCTTTGAAATAAGGGTTATTCTTAATTGAGTAACCCTTATTTTGTTTAATAACCTCAGCGATATGAATATTAATAGAAATCTAACTAAAGATTTTATTCTTTCCAGAGTTGATGAAATTAATATTTTTAGCAAGTATTTGGACATTGACATCTGCGATATTCGTAATGCCATAAATAAAAACCTTTTAATCGAGAGTCCTTTTAGATATGATGACAATATTCCGTCTATGGGTTTTAAATATAATCCTAACGGTAAACTTAAAGGTAGAGATTTTAGTGGATACTTTTGGGGTGATTGTTTTGACGCTGTAGCATTTCAACTTAGATTGAATGTTAGAAATAAAGAACATTTTTGTTTGATCCTAAAAGATATTGCTGCTAGATTTGGAGTTCGAGACGCTATTGGTAAAACCATTATGCCTCGAATTAACATTACTAGCATTAAAGAATTAATTAGTCGTAAACATGTTTTTGAAGTTTGTTTTAGAGATTGGAACGGTAGTGATATCGCTTATTGGGGTAAGATAATCAATGCTTATGATGTTACCGAGTATTTGACAGATAATATGACGTATCCTATTCAACATCTTTGGATAGATAGAGGTTCTCAACCTGAACCTAGATACACCTATACTCAACAAGATCCTGCGTATGATTACTATTTTGGTAAAGATGATCTGAACATAGATAATCATAAAATCTATTTTCCTAGAAGGACTTTTCCTAAACCTAGGTTCATGACTAACTGTAATGCTTTTCAAAACTATTCTTTAATAGAGGATGATTGGGATGTATTGCTTATTACAAAGTCTTATAAAGATGTTTTATCTATTAAGTCTTTTCTGCCTGATTACATTAAGATCGAAGTGATTGCACCTCCGGCTGAAAATCATATTTTTACTAAAGAAATGTATGATTGGTTTGCTAGTAGAACTAAACTGAAATTTGAAGATGGGACACCTGCTATTTTTAGTCTGTTTGACTTCGATAGAGCAGGTTTGACTGGATCAGGAAGACTTAAGCGTGATTTTAAAGTTCCTCGTTTAATGTTTACTAATGGTAAACGTAATACTAAGAACTCGTTTCCCGCTAAAGATTTTACTGATAACGTTGTCATTCTAGGTAAAGATACTATGAATGATAATGTAATGTATTTTATAGAAACCTTACTAACAATATTACAATGATCGATGGTACAGATGGTGCTTACATGTATAAGCAAGTACCTTTTACTGTTATTAGTAAAAGTGGAACATGTCTTATAGTTTGTATGCCTATAGACGAAAAAGATTTCGGTCTATTAGAAACAGGAAAACTAAAGCTTTGTGATATTAGTATTGCAAAGTATCAAATAATTGCTGCTGGTGATACTAGCGAAATTGATTTAGCTCTGATTAAAAAGATTGTAGTTGACGATAACACTCGTATGCCTGCAAATTTTGATTTTGAGACTAGGTCGGCACCTTTGTATAATACCTCTATAGGTAAGATTGTTAAACAGGTTACAGGTACACATGAAAAGTATTTCAAGTATCACATATCTCTGATTGGTAATCCTAAACTGGCTATTGTCTTTACAATTGATGCCGATCGACTTAAGAATAGTGAACTTTATCAAAGTTTTATTAATCAATATCAATCTGCTAATGACTAGAAACTTTTCTGCTCGTGACATTAACCAAGGTGTTAAATGTTGGAGTATAGAAATAGATGGTAAAACAATAGTTACGCGATGGGGTTCTATAGAGAATCCCTTCGCTAATTCTAAAGTTATTACGGTTATTTCTAAAAATCAGTTTAACTCTATGGTTAGAGAGAAGCTCAAAGTAGGATATATAGAGACTCCTCAATTCAATAACGTTGAAGCTATTTTAAAGCATGGTAACGTTACTGCTGAAGGGTTTATCATTCCTATGAAATGTCAACCTTATCGAGATAATCATCACAAACTCGATAATAACCTTATTGATCAACCTAAGATAAATGGCATTCGTGCCTATATTCTATGGTCAGTAAGAGTTGTTGGAGAAGGTGTTTTCGCAAAGGTTGAAGAACGAGCTATAGCTCTATCTAAAAAAGGTAACGAGTATGTGATTCCACACATTACCAATTGTTTTACCAAAGATATGTTTAGTAACGATGAAGTTTACGATGGAGAATTTTATATTCCCGGTAAGAAACTTAACGAGATTAAAGCTAGTGTACCAATGGTTAATTTCAAAGGTACATTAAGTAAAGTTACTGGTAATCCTTTGGAAGTTCAATTTTGGATGTTTGATTTGGCTATTGAAAATGTTGGACAATTAGATAGACTACAAGATCTTTATCGTATATGTGGTAGTCATCAAAATGTGATTTCGTTTAGTAGTCAAAACCATCATGTACTACAGTATTATGGTGGTAAACCCATTGTACTCGTTGATTATAGACCTATGGTTAAAAGTGAATGTGTCGCATATGCTCAACATCACGTGTCTAATGGTTATGAAGGTGCTATCTTTAGAACATACCACAGTGAATATAGTTTTGGTCAAAGACCTGATACTATTCAAAAACTCAAGTTTAATCTTGATACTGAATGTAAAATCTTAGATGTTATCCCTAAGCCTAAAGAACCTGAAACTGCCATATTCGTTCTAAAGAACGATATTAACGAAGAAGTGTTTGAATGCAATCCTGTTGGTAGTTACGAACTTCGTAAACGATACCTAGATGATAAGGAAAACCTTATAGGTAAGTTCGCTACTGTTAAGTTCTTTGAACGTAGTGGTGTTAAAAATGTTCCATTTCATGCTAACGTCATTGTCATTCGTGACTATGAATAAATTCTGATCGCTATGGATAATAGACTTCCTAAGTACGACAAGGATGGTGTTAACATAAACAATGCGCCCGATGGATTTTACGCTACGCTTAAAGCTTATGCTAGAACTCCTAATATTTGTGCATCTTGTGACGCTAGACCTATTTGTCAAACTGCCAATAACGATTGGTACATTAAGTATCGATGTATGTCTGATCCTATGTTGTCTACTATTGATGGTAAAACGTACAGTAGACCTGACGGTAAATCCGTTATGTATAAACGTTTACCTGATAATCCCTAAGCCATGGAGAACTATTCTATTGCCGTGAGTATGACCATAGATAACGTAAAGTTACTTATAGTTCAACGATACATGAAACTTTGGAGTATTCCTAAGCTTACTCGTAATAGTTTCTTTATGTATTCACCAGCTACTAAGTCTAATGAAGATATCTTAAATACTATTAGTGATTTAGGAGTTTACAATGAGAATGCTGAGTGTGATAATCAATATCGTGTTTTCAGACTTACTACTAGGAATAAAGCTAATGAATCTTTAAAAAGAGTTTATAAGGCTATTGTCAAAAAAGGTTTGCGATTTGAAATTAATTAAAATTTAAAAGCTATGAAAGCTAAGACTTTAGATAGTATAATGAAGAGAATGCAAGATGCTCTTCGTATTGATTTTGGTAAAGACATACTGTTTACAGGTAGTATCGATAGATCTATCAATACTGGTAAAACTCCTAGGTTCAAGGTTTATCTTAACAGCGGTAAGATTGAATCTGCTTTTATGAGCAGTATTACTGGTGATTGGTATTTCAGTAATCCTATTGAAATTGACAGAGCTGCTTGTGAAACTATTAGACATTACAAAACTCTTTATCGTGTCAATAGAGATGCAAAGTTTAATATCAAGACTAGCGTTCTAAAAGAAACTTATGACCATCTTGCGGAGTCTATTAGGAAAACAGTTGAAGATGACAACCAACATCTTAATGTTACAGATGTAGAGTATGTAGAGTTTGTAGATGAAGTTGTTGAAAACAAAACTTCTCAAATTCCTACTCCGGCTGGTCGTTATACTAGTGACGATATTGCTAATGGAACCGTAGAAGATGATTTCCCGTTTTAGCATAGTGAAAGTATCATTAATATTAATAGTATTGGTGATACTTTCTACATTGTCTATTCGCATAGGTATGGCTAGACCTAGTAATATGTTTAAATCTATTACTAGTTCTAACTTTCTAATTCTTGATCTATTTCATATCATTTCTACTATTGAAAGTAATGGTAATGCAAATGCTCATAATGTAAAAGAAAACGCAAAAGGTATTGTTCAAATAAGAGCTATTGCCGTCAAAGATATTAATAGAATTTATGGTACTCGTTACAAGCATAACGATGCCAATGATTCTAATGTTGCATTTACTCTGTTTTCGGCGTACATTAAAGCTTATGTTAAAAACCTATCTATTAGAGAAGTTGGTAAAGTTTGGAACGGTGGGCCAAAAGGTAGACTTTCTAAACAATATGCAAATAAACTCGGTATGTATGGTAAAGCTTACAATGATAAACTTGGTAAGACTACTAAAGTATCTTCAATAACCCTTAATCTTAATACAACCGCTTATGAAAAAAGGAACTGATCTAAATGCTATTGCTTCTCGTAGGAGTTGGGTAGAAAGTGAAGCTAGTCTTATCAAAATAGTCATAGAACTACAAAAACTTTATGGTGAAGATTTACTTAAAGTTGAGTATGGAGTTGTACAGACTATTAGCGATCAATCTAGCCCTTTTAAACTGGCTATGTTAATCGTTACTTACGAAAATGATCTCGGTGTGTGTGAACATAGATTTCAATATAGTACTGTAGACGAAATGGTTACTAACATTAGAGCTAATATGAGTATTAGTTTTCAAATTTAAGTTATTATGAGAATGGACGATGAAGAGTATGACCGAATATATGGCAGAGGTGTTAAGGATAATCAACCTCCTATTAGTGGTGCTAAGATTCTGTTTATTGTTATTTGTATTGTACTACTAATTTTGGGTATGATGTACCCTGAACCTTAAAATAAGATTGTTATGCCTATTCTAATTGGAATATCCGGTAAAAAGCATACTGGTAAGACCAGTGTTGCAAACATTATCATGCGAGTTACTGGTAACGTTAATCCTATTCGATATTCAAAGTGGGATCAACGTTCTTTCGCAACACCTGTTAAAGACATTTGCGGGTATCTCACAAGTGACGATGTTACTAATTACAACAGTGAGACTAAAAAGTATGAACTCGCCAAAGGTTTAAACATTACTCGTAGAGAGTTTATGCAAAAACTTGGTACAGATGTAACTCGTAGTATCGATCCTAACATTTGGGTTAAGTACTTGGCTAATCACATCTTGGACGATAAAGGTAAACTTGTTAAGAATGTTATCGTTGACGACGTTCGATTCAAAAACGAAGCCGACTTTATCATTAAGCACGGTGGTATTTTGATTAGACTTAACGGTAATCCCGGCAATATCGAAACGGAAATTGGTAACGACCATGCTAGTGAATGTGAACTAGATAGTTACCCGTTTAAATACGTACTAGACACTGGTAAAATTGGAACTAGAGAGTTTATCAGTGCTATTAGTGACATTCTAACAACCAATAAAGTTATTTAAAATGGCAGAGAGTAAACCACAACAAAGAAGTCTTTTCTCAATAGAGCAAGACTACTTAGAGTTAATGTCAGACATCGAAACCGCAGAAGGTGTACTAGATGAAAGTTTAGAAGCTAGACTAGCGATTAGCGTTGCTGAATTTGATAAGAAAGTAAGTGCATACGCGTATCTCGTTCAAAAGTACAAAGGTGAACAGGCTATGGTTAATGACGAAATAGATCGTCTAAGCGGTAGAATCACCATGTACAAAGGTATTGAAAAACGTCTTAAAGATAGTATTGAAAACGCTTTTACTATAAGAGGTATCCGTACATATAAGACTACGCTTCATACAGTGTTTATTAAAAACAACGCTGAGAATGCAGCTTTTGTACCTACTTTGGATAAAAACGCCGATGAGGTTGAAAAGGATCTTTGTACTGAAATCTTAAAGATGGCCACTAGTACCGATGTCGATCCTTTTGCACCTGCTGAACAGATCAAAGAAGGTGAGGTTACTCTTGAAATGGCTAAGCTTGAAAGAGCTAATACCATTGAGAACGAATTAGGTTCTGCTCTAACATTTAATATCGAAGCTTCTACTAATATCCATCAGCTGAACAAAATGGTTAACGTTTTAGAAGCTGCTGGCTTTGTTCTCGATAAAGACTTTACTGTTAAGGATGTTAAGTTCCGCAAGAAGAGTCTTACTGAGAGACTTAAGGGAGGTGAAATGCTTAGTATTGTTCAACTTCGTCGTACTGAAAGTTTAATAATTCGATAAACTTGATAGCAGGAGGGTAGCGGTAATGATCGTTACCCTCTTCACTACGGGGGAATCTAAAAGGAAACTATTATGGCTCATAAATTAGAAATTAGAGATAATAAAACATCTCTTTTCGTTGTTAAGGAAAAACCTTGGCATGGTCTAGGTACTATAGTTGAAAACGCTCTTACTTCTGAAGAAGCTATTCGTACAGCTCGTCTTGATTACACTGTTATTAAAGCTCCTAACTTTACAGACATCTACTATGACGAAGTCGTTGATGAACGTCGTAAAGATTTACTAGACATACCTCTACTTGTCGATCCGTTTATTAAGATTCCTAAAGAAAGACTTGTTGTCAATCCTGCCAGTTTTAGTACATATCGTACTGACACTCGTCAGATTCTTGGTAACGTCGGTACTGATTACGAGGTTTATCAAAATGTTGATGCTTTCCAATTCTTTGACGACATCGTTAGAGAAAAGAAAGCTATCTTTGAAACTGCTGGAGTTATTGGTAGAGGAGAAAGAGTTTTTATTACTGCTAAACTGCCGGATACGATTAGAGTAGTAGGTGACGACATTGTAGATAAATATCTACTTTTAACAAATTCTCACAACGGTCTTAGTTCTATTGAAGTTATGTTTACTAATATTAGAGTTGTTTGCAATAATACGCTAATGGCTGCTATGAATAGTGCTACTTCTAAATATAGAGTTATGCACACCGTTAACGCAAAGAACCGATTGGATAATGCCGCTAACATTCTAAGGATTGAACATGTCAACTCTAAAAGTGTTGAGGAAGTTTACAGAGCTATGGCTAAAACCAAACTGACTGATCATGAAGCTATGGATTATATTCGTAGTGTATTTATGACCAGTGATGAGATTTATAAGATTAACGGAGGTATGCCGCTGATCGAAGCTGTTTCTACTAGAAAGTATAACATACTGGATAGTGTAGAAAGTTATTACTTTGATGGTGCAGGTCAAGATTTACCTGAAGTCAAAGGTACACTATGGGCTGGTTACAATGCTATTACCGGTTACTTCCAAAACATTGCTAGATACACTACTCCTGACGATAAGATTAAGAGTATGTATTACGGTAATCATTTCAAGATTAACGATAAGTCTTTACAGATAGCAAAGCAACTGATGTCTGTATAACTCATAGAGGTGACGGCAATGTTAAAACTGTTGTCACCTTTGCTTAACTTATAAAGTTTACTTTTCTTTGTAATTCAAACCACCAATAAATTTGCTTATGAAAGCATATCTAACACATGTCGAACTTCTTATTGAAAGAGGTTATTCTGTAGCTGCTGCTAGAAAAGGAATGCCAAAGACTATTGTCATGCCAGGTGTTCAGATTAAACTATCTCTGATTGATCGGTTTCCAATTCTTACTACAAAAAAGATGGAATGGAAGGCTATCATTACAGAACTCTTATGGTTTCTAAGAGGTGATACGAACATTAAGTATCTCCTAGACAATGGTTGTAATATTTGGAATAATAACGCTTACGGTTGGTATATATATCAATGTAGTGTTAATAACCAAATAGCTATGACTAAAGAAGATTTTATAACGGCTGTTAAAAATCTTACTTACGCAGACCTTGCCAACAAAGCTATGCTAGATTATGCAGTTGGTGATCTAGGTATGGTTTATGGACACTTTTGGCGTAAAGGTTTTGGAATGGATCAATTCCAGAATCTTATAGATAACATCCAAAGTAATCCTACTTCTCGTTATCACAATGTTTTAAGTTGGTCTCCTCAACTTACTAACAAAGATCTTTCTGCTCAACCTAACTGTCATATCTATTTTCAAGTTCACGTCAGGACTTTATCTACTAGTTCGAGAGAAGATTTACTTAAACGTAAATTGGGTACTAAAACTTTAGATGTACTAAGTCCTAAACATCTTAAAGAACTTTTGGATATTAACGATATTCCTAAGAATGGGATAACTATCGATGTTGTTCAACGATCTGCTGATTATTTTCTAGGTGTTCCTTTTAACCTTAGTTCATATGCAGCATTGGCTAACATCATAGGTCTTTTAACTAATACCCTTCCCCTACGTATGGTATGGAATGGACTGGATGTCCATCTGTATGAAAATCATATTGATCTTGCTAAGATGCAAGCTACTCGTGAAGTTAAGCCTCTGCCTATATTAGGTATGCAACTTGAAGATAAACCTGTTACACCCATTATAGATGTTCTTCTAAATAGAGAACCTTGGATGAAGACTACTGTTAATGATTTTATGGCGCATGTTAATCCTAATACGTTCCAACTTATTGACTATGTTTCGCATCCTGCTATTAAAGGTGAACTTTCAACAGGTACATTAGTTTAAACCCTTAATCGTTATTACAATGGAAATTTTGTTAGGAATTGCGCTACTCGTAACGATAGTGTACATGGTATTCATTAAGACTAAGTTTACTAAACTTAGCGGTCTGTTTGATAAATTTAAACAAGACACTAAAGAAGAGTTGACATCTCATTATGAGTTCATTGGTAGAGACATTAAAGATGTCTATAAAGCTTTGTCTACTCATTTAGATATTGATTTAACACTTCGATATCTTAAAGAAGATATTAGACAGCAACGTATTCGAATTACTAATCATCTTAAATATCTTCCGGCTTTCAATCAAGAAGCTGTTAGGTTTTATTTAAACCCTACTTGTCCGGGTATAATTCCTACTAGAGCTAATCCTAATGATAGTGGGTGGGATATGTATTGTAATCTTGAACTATTAAACTTGATGGTTAAGACCGGTGTATATGAATTACCTAAAGGTGTTACCATTGCTACAGGTCAAGAAGGTCTGTTTATAACAATAGGGCCTGGAGTTAAATTAAAGATTCCTACAGGAGTTCATTATCTTCTACCATATGCTATTGAAGCTAGTGTTAGACCTAAGTCTGGTATTAGTCTCAAAACTGAACTTGAATTAACAAATGCTCCCGGAACTATTGACAACGGATATACTGGTGATGCTAGCATTATCGTTAAAAACTGTGGTCGTAGTAACATTGTTATTAAAGATAAGCAATCTATTGCTCAAGTCGTTTTTCAATACGTGATACCTATTAGAGTATCTGTTCAACCTGTTAACAACGATACCTTCGAACTAGCTCAAATTATTAAAGATCGTGGAGCTAAGGGTTTTGGTAGTAGCGGTATTGATGGTGATATTACTAAAATGGGAGAAGCCGATACTCGTATCCATATTCAATTTGATCCTAGATTTGATATCTGTGAAATGATATCTGTTATGGGTGAAGAACTGATTAAAGATACACTTCGCGCTAATCCTGATTCCGTATTTGTTTACAATAACGTTAGTATTAGTGGTAAACTTCTTCTGCAACATCTGATTTCCCCCGTAGAAAGGAGGGGAGTGCTCCCTACTACTATTACAACTGTTGGAGGTGTCTTAGAGACCATTCAGGTTGATGAAACGGATGAGAAACTTTGTGGAGATGGTGTTACTACAGGTTCGATTCAAGGTGTTTTTAATGGTGGTGCTAAAACTATGACTAGTAAAATAATTGGCAATCCTTTAGACGTTGCCAAAAGTCTTGCTGACAAAGTTAAGAAGTAAGATTGAAGATGTCTATGTGTTCATAGAAATACCTGTATTACTATTTTAAATAATATGATTAGGTATGTTTTTAAATGAGAAACCCCTTGCTAGTAGTAATACTAGTAAGGGGTTTCTTTTTAATGGTAATCGTTTAACGTTGCCTATTGGTGTGTGGGGCTTGGTCGAACCCTACTTAACATAACCAACCTCGTTAGAATCGAATATTTGAAAATCGACTGTACAATTGTCTGATTAATCCCATTCTAAGCAGGTTAAGCCTGTTTACACCTCCGGTACAAAGATACGTCTATAAGTGTCTATAAATCAACCAGTTATTCCTTAATGAAGGTTAAATCGTGTGCAAATTCTCGTAAATGTTGCAAAAGTCCGTTTAAAATCCTATTTTTGCTGTGGGAACGAAGCCAAGAAACATCCATTCGAGAACGTTTCAAAGAAACGCTCCCGAATCCAAACAACACCAACAGCCAAAGCAAAACAGCCAACAGCCCAACAGCCAACAGCTTTTTTATCTTTAAGAACAACTTTATCTTTTGGAATTACTAGTTGCGGTCGAGTTGTAAATTTAATAAGTCTATTATAAACAGTAACCCATTTGTTATTGTTATTAAGATAAAGTGATACTCAATTTCCACTTTGATTACAATCATTTATAGAGAGGTGATTGGAAGAGTGATAACCCAGTCTAGTAGTATTACTAGTATTATTAGATTGGGTTATTTAATTAGAAGGTTTAGTATCTACAATACTTCTGGTTTTATTTAAGTCTCTTCATAGAGCATCGTTAATACTACCCTCATTGGATTAACGCTTAACCCGATCTCTAGGAGGTCGGGTTATTTAATTAGAAACATTTTGCATAATGTCGTTATAATAAGTTAAAGTTATGATAAGGGGAGTTACTACAATAGCTCCCCTTTGATTACCAAGAAGATTAAAAAGTTTAGTACTTAAAGATATATCGAATCTGTCTTAATTAGGTGTCTTGTTATGCAAAGAAAAAGGGTTGGTTATCGGAATGCCAATCCTCTTTCAATTTCTAAGATTGATAGATAAAGAAAGTTTAGTATTTAGAGTTCGATCCCCTACTGTTGTGATAATAGTGGGGGATTCTTTTTCATTAACATTATCAACAATTAAAACTTTAATCTATGAAAGATTTTGTACTCGATTTTAAACAGTATCAGTTGAAAGTTAAAAATTGGTATGTACGACCTTATTATGAAGCTGTGGGATTAGCGTTTGATCATGAACAACTAAAAGTTGAATATGCCAATCATGATTTCGCTCATTGGCTTGGTCAATTCTCATTAGACGACGCTAAAGATTTTTATCTCTTTCCTGTAGTAGCACATATTCATTCAGGAATTAAGTTACGTCTTTATACCAAAGAAGGGTTTGACCAACCTATAGGACTTGACGATACTTTTGGAGGGTTTGTAGTAGTTGATAAGTTCTATTACGATTCACAAGAAGAGGCTTTAACTGCCGCAGAAGAATTGTTAGTAGAATGGAATTTCCATCTCGATGGAGATGTTTATCAATATCACTATAAGACTAGTGAAGTCTGTAAGACTTGTGGAGAGATACATTTTAATGATTCCAAGCCATCTGATTATAAGACTGTTTACGGATCAGAGAATCTTCAAGCATGTATCTTAGAAGATTTTGAAGATTTACTTGAAGATCATATAGACGACAAAACCGACTATTATGTAGAGTTTACCGAGCTCTTGAATAAGCAACTATCGTAACTATAAAAGGGTTAGTACTATCATTAGTACTAACCCTTTTTTTAAAGCTGTGCACCTATATTACGAAGTGCTTAATTGTTATTAGTGTATTCCTGTTTGTACATAGATTCTAAACCAGTAACTCTATTAAGAGGAGGTAGAATTTTAAATGCTGCTCTTTTAAGTTTACTTTGATGATTGTAAAGACCTGCATGAATCTCATCATCACCAAGTATATAATTAAAACACGCAGCACCTAGAACTTGAGCATCGAGAATCGTTTTTACAAAAGGAATAGGTTGTTTAATTATACTATTGAAAGCGGTAGGATTGTAATACATACTAATATCTGATTGAACTCTACTAACAGTATTGATAAGATAATTACCTAGATAAAGATTTCTAAGTTTCTTTTTCTTATCATCGTCGCCAGCACCTTTCATAGCAGCTAGTAGAAGTAGTACTCCCATAACTTTAAGTTTAATAATAAACTCTGAAATGTTCTTTCTTAGATTAGCGGCATCAGCTTCTTCAAATCTATCGTCAAACTTAGTATCAAGATATATTAATTTTCTACCAGTTTGAAGTATAGTAAAAGCACTGCTATTAAAATGATCCATTAGAGTTACATTCTCTTTAGCAATATCTTTAGGAGTAGCATAAGCAGCTAGCATAAAACCACTTCTATATCTACCTTTACGAATCATACCTAATGACTCTTGATACTTCTCTTTCTCGAATCTCTGTGCAAAGGTTTCAAACATCCATGTTCGGAACTGTTTTATACTTGCTTTCCAAAAGGTCTCGCTCATCTTAACTCCCATGTAACGATTATAGTTACCATGAACAACGTTAATAGTATTCTGAATCTTATAGATAAGATTAGAAAACTTATCTCCTAGAAACTTATCATCACCTTCCCACTCTTCAATATTCTTAATGGTAATATCTTTTCTAAAGTTACCATCTTTTGCAAATGCTTCAAATATAGGAATCTCTCTTTCTACTCCATCTTCTATGATAGTAACCTTTTGTCTATACAATAGAGCTGCTACTAAAGGTGCTTGGTTAACATACTCAGAACTATTTTGAAAACGATATACATCTTTAATAATATTCTTCTTTTCAAAACTCTTAGCAAAAGTAAGCTCTTCTGAGTTTTTAGTAAGCATGTCATACCTACTAATAATATTAGTAAGAGTTTCAGAAGCATTAGGACTTATTTTCCTATTACTCCAAAATCTAACTATATTACCTGCGGTAATCTTATAGCCCATCATTAATTCTTTCTTATTAAAGATACGACCATCATTAGCTTCTATAACATTACTGATATAACCAAAGGTATCATTTGCTACAGCAGAAATAGCATTGAAACCCATACCTTTAAACTGAGTAATTTGTAGTAGAGTTCTACCCATCTGATCATAAGACTGATTAGTACCTAAACGTTGTTTAAGAGTATTGATACGATCTTTCTTAGTTTCATAATCTAAAACATCTAACTTACCATTGAAGTAGTCACTATCATAACCTTCTAAAATCTTATTAAGCCTATCAACAATTTCTTGTTCTGATTTAGTATATACTTTCTTATCTGTAACAGAATCTTTATTATGAGTTCCGTAAAACTGATCTTGCCAATAGTTCCATTGCATCTTCATGTTCTTAAAACTATCAACCTCATGTTTATAGAAACCTGTACTACCATCTTTACGTATAATAGGCTCTTTTAAACTATTTATTATTTGATCTACAGCTCTAACTTCATCATCTATTACCGCCTTTTGAATATAATAGTTGGCAATGTAATTATGAGTTTTAAGTATAGAAGCTAGATCAAAAGATGCTTCTTGAGCAAGTTCAATCTTAGATTCTCTAATGAATTGTTGAATATCTTCAGCACTAGGTTCGATACCATATTCGGCAAGAAATTCTTCTTTTCTAATATCTAGTTTAAGTTTAATAGCTGCCATATGAGCATCAATAGATGCTACACCTAGTTCTCTAGTAATCTTACCAGTAACAGGATTAATCTTACCTACAGCACCATCACTTTTACTATAAAACTCTTTAAGTTTATCTGTAACAACAGTAGATTTAAACCCATTTTCTTTAACTATATCTATGAAAGTTTTCTTAACAAACATAACATAATTAGAATCTAAAGTATTACCGTTGTGAGTAGGAACGATACTATTAAGTTCTTCCATTAAATCAATATAGAAATCATAGAAAGCTTTGTTCTTAGGATTACTCATTAATTTATCATATTGGTTATTATACCAACCAGTCTCAAATTTAGTATCGTTACCACCTTTATCAAGTAGGTATTTACGAGGTATAGCTGTAAGGTCTTTTTCAAAGTTACTGAAAAGAGATACATCTCCAGCTATTGTAGGTCTACCAGTAATAACATTATCAGCTAGTAAATAAGGAGAGTTATGAGCATCAAACGTTTTAAGTTTTAGAACATAAGTATCTTTACTAATCTTATTACCATTAAGTAAAGATGTAAGTTCCAAAACTTTACTATCTCTACGATCCATGTATAGATCAATTTGATCTTCTACTTTTTTAATCATAGTAGCACAAACTTCAGCTCCAACTAGTTCTGTAACTTTTAGAATCAAAGCATCTTTAGCAGCATCTATTTCTTCGTCAGTAAGACCTATGGCATCTTTATCAAATACATTTACTTTGTTTGTAAATAGGATTCTAGGATCAAGTATGATATGGTTATCTTTAAACCATTCTCCAAACTTATGGGAAAAGCTAACTTGATCTTTATAGATACCTCTAAGTTTTCTACGAATCATAGCATATTCATCTCTATATTCAGGACTATACTGGTGAACAATGTTTCCAGTATTACCGCCATCTACATAAGATTCCCTAAATTCATCAAATTTTATATCTTTACTAAGTTCATCTATTTGCTTATTTATATCATCAGTACGACGATTCATACTATTGATATGTTTATGATAATCCTTTTCTACATATTGTAGAAGTTTGAAATCAGTACGACCAATGTTAAAACCATGTGCCCAAACAATATTACTGTCTTTAAGAGTGTCGACGTCATGTTTAATATTGTAAACATAAGTCATACCACCTTCAATTTTATTATTATTTATTTTATCATTCATAGCTTCCATAGACATATCCAGCATTTCAGATCTACAGTTCTTAGCTCTAGCTTCTATTACAGAAAAGCCTATAGTACCTTCATCTGGATTAGCTTGCATAAAAGCTCCCTCAAGTTTTTCCGTAGGACTTAAAAAGTACTTGGATATGTCAACATAAGCTTCCAAACTATCTCTAACTTCTACGAAATCTTTAAGAGTAACATCTTGACTCTTTATAAGATTCTCTGCACGTTTGATCATTTGTAAAGCCTTTGTTTCAAGAGTTTTAATACTCATCAAAGAATTACTACTAGCAATCTTTTCCTCAGTCCGCATTTTATTAAGACTGAGAGTTAATCTATTTACTAGTTCAAGATCGTCATTATTATTTATATATTTTAAAGCTGTAAGAGTACTTTCAATACGTTTAATAGACATACGAATATTACTTCTATACTTACCACCTCTAAGCAAATCATCAGTTTGTTGAGGGGTTAACATATTAAGTTTAGCTTTAGCTTTTAGAGTACTGTCGTCAATGTCGTCATCAGCGAAATCATTGATAGTCTGGTGAAGTGGCACTTCTGTATCAGAATTACCTCCAAACATACCTAACAAATCATCGTTAAAAGTATCGACACTATCATTGGCAATACCTTCTTGTGGAGTAGAATCTTGAAACATTTTAAGACCGTCGTCAAAAAAGTCATCAGCTTCTTTAGCAGTAGTACTACTAAACTCATCAGTAACTTGTTTGACATAGTTAGCTCTTAGAACATCTATAACTTCTTTTATTAAAGGTTCTCCATTGGCATCTACCCTCTTTTCTACAGGGGTTGTTTCCCAATCACCAAATTTAGACTTGAAATCAGCACTGTGTGCATATACATATATAGCAACAGCTGCGTCTTTATCATTACTACAATACTTAAGTAGACTTTGATAAAGAGCACTAGGCTCTCCGTTTTTAGCGGAGACCCCAGCTCTTGAAATACCATTTGAACAATAAGCCATAGTCTTAATATTTTAAAGTTTGCAAGCAATGTTTATTTGTCCTTCTTTTACAAGACGATTAAGAAGAATTTCAGTATCTACATTATTTACTAAATTCCTAATAGCTGTACCACTTAGCATACTTAGATCGTCAAGAATATTTGCATTCTCAAGCATACTAGGTTGAGGAAATAGTAATTCAGCTTCCTTAATCCTAGCAGCTTGTTCTTTAGCAATGTTATCCAAATACTGTTGAGAAACTACACCAGGAATAGAAGTATCTTTATTCTTAGTGAAAGAAGTAGGATTGTTCTTTTCCATAGCTAGCATGACATTACTAATAGCAACTTCGGCAACGTTATTGTGTTTAAGTTTAAACCCGAATATCTTATTTAGAATGTCAACTATCATAGTTTTTATAACACCAAACACGCTGGTATGTGCCTTAGCAACGTTACTTGTATTACCATAGGTAACTTTATCTAAGTACTTTACGAAGTCGCTATTGCTGGTAAGTTCGGCAATAAACTCTAAAGGATTGACCAAACCTTGCAGCACCTTATTCTCGGCAGACATTACGCCACTATCATAACTACTTATCAGTTCGTCTAGTTTGGCTGTTCCGTTGTTATCGTTAAACTCTCTAGCGTTATCTAAACAAGTAGCCATGTTGAGTACAAACATTTCCTCGGTAGTAAGTTTACTCATATTAAACGAGTTGTACAAACTTTTGTTTAGAGTGTATTTCAAACTACCGTTAGAAATCTCATATGCCACTTTTCGAGTATCCTTATTAAGACTATCGTTACTATCGACATCATAGATACCTTTGGCCACTAATCCCATAACACCTTTGATATAAGTGTCATTTAATACGGTATGTCCAATCTCATGTATAATCTCCTTTTGAATCTCAGCAACTGTAACATCGTCACGTTCAATCCAATCTTCATTATAAACAATGTAACTAACCTCTTGATTTTGATAAGTAGTTTTAATATTAACCATTCCAGTAACATTTCTAGCAACAGCTTTAGCGTTATCAGAGTCACTTAGAAAAACCTTATCAACCTCTTTATTAGAGATTAGAATTGGAAGTTTAACTTTACTAGCATTAATGTTACGTAAGAAATGTCTAGCAAAGTAAGAAACAAAACGATCCGGATGGACATTAGCAATGTTATGGATAGCTTCTTTAATATTGTTAAGCTTATAACCAAACACTCTTTGAGCTTTTGTTAGAAGTTCATCAGGAACGACTTTATCAATCTTAGCTTCTAGTAGACGTTTAGTATCACCAAATACACTAGATTTAACAGGTTCTTTAGTACTAGTAACATCCTTTATGAAATAAGGATCATATTCAATAGAACCATGAGTTCCTAGAGAATCTATTCTAGTATAGGTAACTTCTTTAGCTTCGTCATTTAAACCACTTTGTTCGTAAAGTATGTAATTACCATCTTTGGTTTTATGAGTTAGAAACCTGTAAGGAGCCTCTAGTTTACCATCTTTACTTTTAACTAAAGTTTTACTAGTAACAGCCGATGTACAATCAGCTTTAATGTTAATAGCAGCAGCTTTACTAACATCTACAGTAGCTTTAGTATCGATATCGTACATGGTATATGCGGTACTACTACTATCGTTAGCAGACTTATACGAAGTAAGTTTAATTTGATGAGCCCATTCAGGATGATGCTGAACAAACTGACGATAAAACTCTGTATAAGTAAAGTCTGTAAGTAGATCAGGAAGTAGAGTATCGAACTCTTTTAAACTATCTGAAATACCCATAGCACGTTCAACTTCTACTGGTATGAATTTAACAAAGTCACTAAACCTTTGAATACCACCAGTAACTTTAGAATAGATAAGTAGATCTGAAAACAGCTGTCTACCACTGTAAAGCTTACCGTCGAAATTGAAAGTAGGATTAGTATAAAGAAGATCTAATAAATCAGCATAGATAGCACCATCTGAAATAGAGTTATCTCTAGTGTTATTGTATGTAATCTTACTCAGTTCGTGATTAGTCTTAGAAACCTTAGCCATCATATTCATAATAAACCTGTTAGTTTTACCATAAGGAGTATCTTGAATTTTAAGAAGTAGCGTAGGTAAACTAGTTCTAAGGTTAACACGATCGTTGTAATTAGAAACTTTATTCAATTTCTCATCTTCGGATTGACCTCTAAATTTATAGTTTTCAGATAGAAGTGAATATCTAATAGCTTGAACAACACTCACATCTTTACCACCAAGTTCATCAGTAAGACTATTGGCAATAGAAAACACATGTGCCATACGACGAATATCGTCAGTAAGACCGTTTATAGCTTTTTCAATGTTACTCGAACTAGCATCTAATCCAGCATTACCAATAAGATCGTTATAGGCATTTTCGAAAACATTAGAAAATTGAATAAACATACTAGAGAAAAGTTCTTTAGTAAGTTTAGTACCATACTGAATTGCAGAACTAGTAACATCTAGTTTATCACTACCGTTACCAATAAGCTTTTCAGCATTTTTAAATTGACCGCTAAGAGTAGTAACGACTTTATCTTGTTTGTTTAGTTTAACAATAACATCTGTAAAACCAGCACCAACATCTTTAGAGTCTACATTAATCGCTTGTTGAATCTCACTCATAGCCATTCCATCTTTATCGTATTGAAGGAATGCGCTAAGTATTGCAAGTTGTCGATAGTTGTAATCATCTCTGTCACTACTTTCTACATTAGAATTAGTTGTACTATAAAGACCTTGATCTTTAATAGCTTTATACATATTCTCTATAGTAAATGTGTCATCACCAAATTGACTTATACCTCTAGGAGTAGCTCTATCTCCATAATCAGTTTTAAATTTATCTATACCAAACTCTTTACGAATCTGATTTTGAATACTGACCTTGTTAACAAACGTAGATTTAAGATTAGAACTTGCGTCATCAACAGCTTGTAGATATTTAACTACAATAGGTTGATTGATAAGCCAAACAACTTCCTCATCAAAACCCATTTGATTAAGAAAGTTTATAACATTAAAAGTGTTACTATTAATGTTAACCTTATTCATACGATTAAGTTTAGCATTGTCTACAGATATAGACTGATACCAAGATATGACTAAAGACTTGTATTTGTTACTAACGCCAATAGGTTTATAAAACTCTGAACCTTTAGCAATAGAATTACCTATTACAACATCTATACTTTCAAAACCTTCCTTAGTAGTATGACCAAACTCAAGTTTCTTACTTTGAGCAACAGCATTGAATACAGAGTTAACACTAAATACAGCAATACCATCTTTACCAGAAAGACCCTTTTTATAAAAGTCATGCTGATATTTATCAGAAAGAAAACTTCTAGTAATAGCTTTAGATCTTATACCATCAATAAAGTTAGATATGTCAGGAGTATTATCTCCAAACTCAGCTTTCATAGCCTCATTAACAACAGTAGACTTAGACTGAAAATGATTACCATCTTCATTCATAAACATACCGTAAGAAAGAGGAGCTAGAATCATTTGCTGAATAGCTTTATTAGGATTAGCAAATACTTCATGATGAGTATCTACAATCTTATTTAGAATATCCTTTTTACCTTCAACATCTTTACTAAACTTGTTATTATCAAATTTAATATTGTACATATAGGTATAAAGTTTATCTACGTCAAAGTCAGAACCCATACGTTTAACAAAATCTTTAGGTGCTATTATAAACTCACCAGCAGACTTACGAGTAAAACCTACAACTTCAATAGATGCCATAGAACTATGACCTTGCGTTGGAATACGAAAGCCGAACAGTTTTAAAACATCTGCGTCAAACATATCCTCGTTTATAACGAGATTACCGTTAGCATCATTTTTTAAATAAACATAACTACCATTCTCTTTAGCCTCAAGATTAACAAGCTTTCCGTCAATTCTAAAGTAACTAGGTAGAATAACTTGGTCAGGTTGAAAATAAACCTTATCTTTGTTACCTTCAATATCATCTATTTTAACATAATCACCAACTTTGTAATCAGCAAAATCTTCTTTAGCTCTAAATCCATGAGCTTTAAGTTCACCATCAAACTTAGAAGTAGTAATTATTTTACTTCTAGTATCGTTGGTAACTTCAGTAACCACACGTTTATAACCAACTTCACTAGCTAGAACATAACTACGACCAGGAATCTTAATCTTTAAAACGTTATTATTGATAATAGCTGTAAATAGATTCTCTATAGATCTATTACGACTATGATAAAATAATGGAGTTAGAAACTCTGTTCCAGCATCGTTTAAATCAAGACCTTTAAAGTCATTGTTGTTATAGTTGTTAGATAGAGCTTCTTTATCCAACATAGCCTTTAGTTTCTTGTAGTCTATTTCACCATCAGGAGATACAGATTTAACAAGTTCGTCAGCTTGATATTTATATAGACTATGATAAAGACTATCATACTTTTCTTTAAGGTCTGATAATCCATCTAGTTCTAGTAGGTTGTTAAATAGAAGTTTACTCTCTTGCGAACCTTTTTTAATAGCAGTCTTAGTTTCACTATATGGAAGTTCTTGTTGAAGTCTAAATCCAGACCTATTCAAAACCTTTGAAGCAGGTTTTAAACTAGCCATTATAGAATTAACAGACATACCTTCTGCAAACACATTTGGTAGAACTCCACTTGGAGCACCAACCTTAACAGCACTTTCAAATGCCACTCTATCTATACGACCACTAGTAGTCAGCATAGTTCTAATAGTATCTAAGTCTAAATCTTGTTCAATCCCACCTTGAGTTTGTAAAAGTTTTAGATATACAGCTGTGCTAATATCCATAGCCTTACGAAGATCGTCTATTTGGAAATCTTTAGTAAGATTAGGACGTAAAGCGTATGACGAAGACTTGACATAAAGTCTACTATCAGCAGAGAAATCTTTATCAGAAACAATCTCATTGTTACTATACATAGGCTTGACAGGTTGATTAACAAGAGCTACGTATTCGTTATACAATGTCTTATCGGTATATTTTAAACTACTAAGTATTAAATCTTCATAGTCTAAAGCATCCCCATCATAAACAATATTACCATTTTCAAAACTAATATGTTTATCAAGGAAATTGAATATTATACCATCTTCAGTATCATATAGAGCTTCGAATAGACCTCTACTAATAGTTCCAGTATTCATTCTAACCTTTAAATCTTCATACATCGAAGTCATTTCTTGAGCATCGGCAGCGTTGTAATCCGAATAATCATAATTAGGATCTACAGAATCTATAAAAGTCTTAGCTACAGAAACAACACCTTTCTCAACATCCGCAATGGTAAATTGATTATAGATAGCTTTAGGATCAGCATGATCCATAGTAAGTTCACCAGGACCTCTATCACCAGCTAGACGTTTACTAATGTTATCGTTAGTATTATTATGATCCTTTTTCCAAAACGTTGCAGGATCACCAAGAAACAGTGCAACATTATTACTATGTGCCATTCTGTAACTAACAACATAATTGGTAACTAAACCGATAACGTTATTAGCACCTTTAGCTTCTAACATAGCATGAAACTTAGTATCTATTGTAGATATGTCATACTTATAAACGAATCCATCTATAATAACATCTCCATTATCTACTTTAGTTTTAACTTCAGTAGTCTCACCATCCTTTTCAACAACACTACTTAGAGGAACTTTAGTAAATATACCTAAGTCCGCAAGATTCTTAATCTTATCGGTAACTTCTTCGTTAACCTCTTTCATAAGTATATCTTTAACCTCTTCAGTCAAAGTTATAATATGAGTTTTACTAGGATCGTTTTTGAATTGATTAACTAAACTGTTTTCACCAGTATTGATATAAGCATCCATAGTAGGACTTAGAACTAGTCTAGTAGCACCTTTATCAAAACCTTTAACATTTATATTAGGGTTTTTTCTAATGAACTCTTCTATACGAGTAAGTTCAGGAAGTATGGTAGATTCAAAATAATCTTTAACTAGATCGTTAGTGAATTTACCATCTTTACGATTTATACCATAAACTCTACGTTCGTAGTTTAGTTTCATAATAACCTTACCATCCGAAAGAGTAGGATAAAGAAAGTTACCAAAATCAGAACCACCGTTCATATAGTCATACAGTTTAAAAAGTTCTAGTTCAGAAGGATTAGCTTCTGCTAGTTTCTTAGTCTCCGTATTACTAATATACTTATTTACAAAAGAGTCTGCATAAGTAAGTTCTAAATTACCAATCTTACTAGACAAAGTTCTCATAAAAGGATGAACCTTATTCATAGTTGTATTGATAAGAGCTTCACGGTAAGTATCATTTTCTTTAATAGCACTAAGTCTCTCAAACATATACTTAAACTGAGCATACGTTTGAACTAGTTTACCAGCTTGATCACGATACGAACTTTCTTTTTGAACTATAGCATAACGTTCTTCATGTTTAGCAATATTCTTTAGTATAGTATAAATAGGAGCAAACACATTAACATCAGTAAGATCTATACTTTTATTGTTATCTATTAAAGCTTTAAGATGTTTAGTTCTAAAATCATCCAATAGACTCTTAACATTTGTATCTTTAAGATAACTAACCAATGCATTTTGATTAACACTGATACCGAGTTCCTCTAGGAAAGTACCAGCATAAATACGTTTAATATTTGCAAGTTTAATAGGATCGGTAGCAATAGCAACTATATTATTATAAGTTTCTAAACTAATACCTTGTTTCTTAATTAAGATTTTAAGATCACTTTCTGTAATAGTCTCTTTAGCTTCCATGATAGAATTGTAATCACTTATACTATCTAAACCAAACAGAGTGTAAAGTATATTATTACCACTCTTAATAAGCTTGGTAACAAACACGTAAGCATTCTTGTCAGAATAATTAACTTCACTAAGTACATTACTAGTATTTAAACTAGCATATTTTTCAACGTAATCTCTTAGTAAATTGTCATTAAGAAATAGTTCAGAACTATCCGAAACAACTGGCATAACAAAATTAGTATTGATAAACCCATTCTGCCATAGATTCATAATGTTACTAATAGTACTACTTTTATTAGACTTTATACTAGTAGAAAACAAACCTTTCTTAGTACGTTTAACTAACAGAGAGTCCATAACAACTTCATGCTTTTGCATAGTCTTTGTAAACTTAGCAGGAATAGTAGAGTAATCATCCTCATACTCTTCCATAAGTTTATCATAAACATTCTTTAGATATGGTTTATTGTCAATATTCTTTCTAATGATACCGAGCATTTGTTCAAATGTTCTAGGAGTACCAGCGAGAATACTAAACAAATCTTCCATTACGTCATTATAATTAACGTATGAATTTTCACCAAAGATGTTCTTAGCAATACTACCGTTAGCATTAAGTTTTACAATACCTTTAAAAAACCTTTTAAGTTCTTTACTAGCAGTAGTCTTGTGATTAATAGAAAGATTTGTATCATAATTATAGTGAGACGTATCTTCTTTAACCTCTGTTTCTGCATCTTCCTCTATACTGGTATCAATATTGCTATTGGATGCTTCTGCTAGATTCCCCTGTAGTAAAGAGGGAAGATCCTGCTCGCGTTTAATTTGATTAACATCGATCATACCCATACTAGCCAAATCTCGTTCTACAAGTTTAGCTATAACATCAAAGTTATCAAGAGACAATTGCATCTCTTTAGAAATAACATTAAGTCTATTTCTAGTATTTAGACCATCAGTAAGATTGTTAGTAGCTAACACAAAATTTACATTAGCATCTATAACAGCTTTACGTTGTACAGGATCAACAATGCTAGTAGCAACTTTACGTTTAACATCAGCTTCTATGGAAGCTATGACACTGTCAAACTTAGAAATCTTAGCTTTAAATTCAGCAAGTCTGGTAGTGATTAAAGCTTTTGGATCACTAAGTATTTCATTGATAGTAAACCTACCGTGGATATCTCCTGCAAGTTTATCGTATGCAACGTTACTTAGCCAATTTACAAGATCGCTTTGAGTAACACTTCTAACGTCTTTCAATATACCATTAGTTTGAAGAGCATTTTCAACAAGTGCTAAAGTATGTTCGTCAATAACAAAATTAGACTTTTTATCGTTAGCTATGATCTTAAGATTGTAAACAATGTTACCTAAGACTTCGCTGTTTTCTATTATAACATTGAAATCTTTAGTGTCTAGTTGTCTAAGCACCCTACGTTTAGCAGCATCAACCTCATTACGAGATTCATATACTACAGGTTTAGATTCATCGTCAACAACGTTTAGAAGTTGCTCTTTAGCAAGAATCTCTACACTCTCTTTTACACTAGTATTACTAAATTCAGAACTATCTCCAAAGTTATTATCAACTATAGATTTAAGATCTGCAAATAGATTTAGAGTATCTTCGTCAAGAGTAATGTCATCGCTGACAACGGTGTTTACAGTAGGCTCTTCCCTCTTTTCTACAGGGGAATCTACCTCAAGTATTAGTTGCTTCTCATCTTCAATAAGAGGTTTATCCATAAATTGAACATAACCATCTGTAAGTATGACTTGTACATTATCTGTAGTTTTAAGTTTAGCAACACCTTGTAAAACTTCTTTAGCAAGAGTATCATTAAACGAGTTGTTAGGATTGTGAACAAGGTTTAAATCTACAGAGAAAGTCTTATCACCAGACTTATAGATCAGTATATTACCTTGAATGTTAACAAGTTTAAGATCACCATTGTTTTTAGCATTGTATTGTTTAACATTACTATTGACAATAGATATAACTTCAAAAGCTCTATCGTGAGCAATTTTAAAAGTATCATTGTCTTTAAAACTACTAGTATCAAAGTTACTGAATAGACCTTCTTCGGCATCAACCGAACAAAAGTAGCCAAGTTGGAAAGATTTACCAGCTCTAGTAACCTTTACCATAGTCCTAGCAGAATTATGTTGTATAATGGTATCTGCAATCTCAGAAAGATTAGTTTTCTTATTCTGTTTAGCAAAGTTCTTTTTAAGAACTTCTTCACTAATGATAATAGCTCTAAAAGCGGTACTATGAAATTTACCGGTAGCATCTGCTACATCAGTAAAGTCTGTTGCAAGATTCTCTTTAAGAAAATCATTGTAAGTATCATAGTCTTTACTAAGTTTGACACCTGTTATGGCACCATTTTCATCAAGTTCTACAAGAGGGGTAGAAAATGTACCACTAGTATTTAGAAGTTTACCATTGGTTCTAATATAAGAATCCATTATAACATTACGTAGTTCAGATTCCCAATTAGAATCTTTCATACCTATACTATGTTCTTTATGTTCCTTTTCAGTAGTAGTTTCTTTAAGATCGCTTATGCCATAAGTTCTAGTATAGAACTTAGCACCTTCGGCATACATAGTAATAGTAGTAATCTTAAATCCAAACTTACCAGTTTGAGCAAATTGAACAGTTTTAGGTGTAACATTAATCATCGTAAGACCATTAGAAACCTCATCATGTCTACTATGATTAGGACTTAGATATATATCTCTAATAGTCTTAAACAGATCACGAGAATCAGACCTTGCGAAAGTTAGCCCACTAACGTAGTCCGAAACCTGCTTTTCGTTCGATAGGTCGAATCCTAGAGCCTCAAATTGATCGGTTATAGATTTGTCTACCTCACTCAATTTGATGCCACTACGTAAGCGGATGCTTAACGTGAGAGCCTTTGTAATGGTGTCAGCAAGTAGCGTTCCGATACCAGTTTTCCCATTCGTAGCAAGGTTAGATTGTCCGAACCGTAGGCTTTTACAAGGTAGGGCTATATACTTATAGGTTACCTTGCCATCTATGCTGGTGGCATCAACGGGGCTAACGGCATAAGTAATACCTTTAATAAAATTGGTGTTCTTATTTAGCAGGTTTTCGCTATTAAATTCCGATCCTTTACTGGTAAACAGCGACACTCCTTTACTACTAGTCTTAGCAACAGCAAATACAGTCTTATCGTTTCTAATGGTATGTTTAGCTAACTTATATACTCTTTTGGTCTTAGAGTTCTTAGTTATAAAACCTGAATTACTAAATTCTACTTTAGTTCGAATGGGAGCACCATTGTGATTAGCAGCGTGTATAACAACCGCAAGTTTATATTCAAATAGATTACGTTTAGCTTTAGCCATACCTTCATTAGTATTGACAGAACTATCAAAAGTAGATCTATTTTCATCCAACCAAGCAGGATTGTGAAGGTGACCAAGTTCATTACCACCACTATCACTAACCTTAATAGGCATGTTAACTATTTCCTCTTCTGTAATGTTCTCCCAATCATTAGCTCGTACTTTAGCTAACACATCTTCATTACTAATTACAGTAGTAGTAATATTTCTACTGTTTAGATCAAGTTGTTTAGTTATAGCAAAATTGGGTTTCTCGTTGTCAATGGTCATGACTAGAACAGCTCCACTATTAACAGTATCTCCAGAATATACCGTATTGATGTTGTTCATAGTTGCACCTGTAACACTTAATATAGCACCGTTAGCTTCTGTGTAATTAGTAGTTACTTTAGCCCAAGGCGTCTTTTGTTTAACTTGATCAGCTTTATCTAAAACTATGATTTCGTCAGGAGCATTATCAAGACTGTCGACAATGAAAGGGTTAAGATAATCTTGATAAAGAACTTCATTAGATTCGTAGTTAGGGAAAGTAAGTTGATTATCGAAAAGATCATTAGCAACCTTATTATCAAAGTTATTAAAAACGTATTGGTAGTAAGGTGTAAAAAGTTCAGCAAATTGTTGCTTATCAAGTTTCTCTCCATTGTTTAGGATAGTTTCAAGATAACCGATAACGTCTATAGGATTTGTAAAGTCCTTTACATCATTAGTCATTAATTTAGCTAAATACCCATTACCAGCTTCATTATTAAATAACAGTTCAGTAATACGAGCACGACTAGCTCCGTCCATAGCATCGTCGAGATTTGTAGTTCTAGCTGTATTAGATATTTCTGATACAGTGTCGATAGTTTCTGTAGTAGTAGTTTCATCTTTATCGTTATTACTACTAAGTCTGTTAAACATAGCTATCACAGTACCTTTAGGATCAGCTTCAAAAGCTGCATCTAAAAGTTTAACTAAGTTTTCATCGGAAGTTTGACTAACAGGTTTAGTATTGTCAGTATCTGTTTTTTTAGTTGTAGTTTTACTAATTTTATGAAGTTCTCCAACTAGAGTAACAACATTAGTATTTATATTTGAGATTTCATCTACAATTTCATTGTAAATATCACTCTTGTTAACTAGAGAACGTTTAGCTAGAAGTTCACTTTTGAAAGCATTGAGTCTATCAACATAAGTGTCAAAAGTAACGTCATCTATTTTTTGAATAACAGGTTTAGAATTTAGAACAACTATAGCAGATCTAATAGCTTCAGAAGCTTTACGAATAGCAGTATCAGCTCTATTCATAAGTTTATCTAGTGCAACCTTAGCATCGTTAGGTTTAGGTTCTTCTTTAGCAGCAATTGGTTTTTCAACAGGTGTTTCAGGTTTAACTTCGTTACCTACTTTAGTAACTTTACTTTCAAGATCAATCTTTTTAGCTTCAAGACTTTTAAGTCTATTATCATTATCTGAAATCAATCTTGAATATACAGCAGCTTTACTAGCATAACTAGGATGTTCTTTATCTAGTTCGTTTAAAGCCGTTTTAAGACTATCGTTAGTTTGTGTAACATCTGTTGTAGCTTTATCTACAGTTTCAACACTAGCCTTCTTTTTAAAAGCTTCGTCATAACTCTTTTCACTAGTCTTGAAACTATCTTTATGACCTTTCTTAATGTCAGCAACAGCTGTATTAACATTAGTCTTTATAGCGTTAGTATTGCTATTTACAAAACCTTCTTTAGAACTAAGTTCTTTAAAGTACTCAACTAAATTAGCTTGAGCAGTATTAATCTTTTCAAGATCTTTTATTTCATCGTTACCTTCTTCATCATTACCGGCTTTAGAAGTTTGAGTATTGTATATACTAGCAGCATGATTTAGAATATCAGATTCGTTCAGTTTGTTTCTGATAAAAGCCCCTTCCTCAATAGGATCGTTTATCTTACCTTCTCCAAGTGTAGCGTTATACTCTTTTTTATACTTAGATATAAGTTCTGTTTGAGCAATCTTATATGTATCTTCGTAATCAATACCAGTCTTTTCTTTAAGACTTGCTATGATCTTAGCTTTTCTAACATCTAAACCGTGAGTAGCAGCTTTAAGTTCATAAAGAACTTCTCTATGTTCACCGGTACGATCGCTAAAGTTATTTTGAATAGTATCGTAAAGATTCTTATATATTTTAGCGTTACTAAGAATATCTACAGCTAGAGCGTCTTTATTGGCTACAACATAATGATCATCTGTAGTACCAGTATTAAGTTTCTTATATTCATCTACATTCATAGATAGAACATCGTTAAGATAGTTCTCAAATACTCCAAATGAATTAGTAGCTTGTAAAGCACCTACAAGTTTAATCAAAGATTGATCTTCATAGTTCTTATAAGTAAACTTATCTTTCTTATTAGCAGCTTTCTCTAAAGCTTGACCTATGGCAGCCTGATCTCCAATATGCTTAATATAAGAATATATAGCATTATCTTTACCAGTGGTGTAATCATTTAAAGTATTAACTGCAAGTTGAGTACCTTTGTTCATATTAGATTGTTCTTTAACAATCTCGTGTGCTCCACCTAGAACACCCATTACAGCTCCTAGGAAAATACTAGTCTGACCGTCTTTACTATTCCAAGCATTGCTAAATGCAGGACTAAGACCTTTAGATATAGCTTCAATAGATGCTCCAACACCATTACGTACAAACGTCTTACCATTCTTTTTACCACTATATTGATTTTCAGCAATATGTTGATACATGGTTTGAAGCATTTCTTCATTACCTTCGGTAACTGCACGTTTAGCAGTATTATACATCCAATTGTACTTACCACCAAGATTTTCAAAAGTCTTAGATTCAGCATTAAATCCAATCTTACCAATAGCAGCTCTTTCAGCAGTATAACCTCTAGTAAATAGTTTACCAAATTGAACATACTGCGAAGCACCTACTGTAAGAGTATTCATACCAAAGACCATATTCTTTGCAGAAGTTAGAGTCTCCTCAGCATCTTTAGCACTTATGTCACCATTAGCAACTAGTGCATCAAGTTTAGGTTTTAAAGTATTATTAATTTGTCTAGCTTCAAGACCTGCTTCACCAAATGCAGAAAACATACTAAGACCTGTACGAGCAATAGCCGTTTTAGTTCTAGCAGTATTCATACCAGCTATAATGGTATCTAACGTTTTAGCTTTACCACTTAGAGTAGCACCTTCGGCAGTATAAGAAGCCATAAAACGTTCAAACATACTAGCAGCTTTTCCAGCTTGAGTAGCTTTACCAGCAGCAGTAAGTAGACCTCCAGTAACCATACCATTTAGAATAGTACCTACTGTAAACCCAAAAGAACCTAGAGCTTGATCTGACCAAAAAGCATCTGAACCGAGTGTCTCCATAGACATTAGGTTAGCATCCTTTTCAGCATTAGTTTGGAATATAGGATTGTTCTTACTGAAATCAGCAGCAACTTTATCCATCCAGTTAGTAACACCATTATCATAAAATAGTTCTTTATCAGCACAAACTATAGCAGCAGGTGCACCATAAAGCATATCTACAAAAGGTTCAGTAAAAGCTTGACTAGCACTAATAGCAAATTTGCCAAGACCTCTAGCCCAAGTTTCCCAACCAGTCTGTTTTTGACCAGCGAACTCTTGAAGATCTATACCTTCTGTAACTTTACCACCAACATATTTACCGTAAATATCTATTTCATGTTGACCAATACCACTACCTTTAATAGAGTTGTTGTAATTAACAGAATTATGTTTACCATCAGCCTTTAAAGGAGCTATATCACCAGCTTTAGATTTAGCAATAGAACCTACATTTGCTAACTTAGGAACTTTAACCCTAGAAGATATGTCTAAATCTCCATAATGAACAGTTTCTTTAGGAATCAAAGTACTCATAAAGTCAGTACCACCTTCTATATAAATAGAAGATGGTATGTTATTTTGATTATCAATGTTAAAACCATCGGGTTTAGTATCCATAGGATTACCAGGAACTTTAATATCTTCCATGTTGATAAGTTATTTACGATTGATTAGTCTAGTATGAAGTTCTTCTATAAGACCCCCATTGTCAGAAGCAGTAACTATTACTTTACCATTAGCATCTTCTAGTTGCATATACATCCCATTTTCAGCAGGATTGTCACCACCTAGAGTTGAATTAGCTTTGTTAACATAACAAACTGTATTACCATTATGATCTAAAATAGCTCTACGATTATAACCGGTATATGCATCGCTAATAGCGCTAAGGTCTACCACTTGAGACAGTGCTTTTGACATCTTAGTAATCTTTGCGAAACTGTTATTACGAGGACTTTTAGAATGTAGTAGAACATCATCTAGTTTTTCAAAATGTTCATTCAAAGAGCTATCATAAACTCTAAACTTAGCAGGTATAATAGTATTAGTTCCGAGTAAAGGTTTAGAACTAGTACTACTAGATGCAATAACTTTACCATCTTTATCTAAAGCTTGTACTACAGCGTAGTTTTGATGTTTGATAGGATCGTATCCATATCCAACAGCTTGCAGTCTGTCATAGTCAGCATTTAGTTCACTTTGAATACCATTCTTACCACTCTTACCGGTATAAGTTTGACCATTATTCTGACTAACTATAGTAGAAGAGTTTAGATCATGTATATTCATAAATCTATTTATACCATTGATAACGGCAAAGTCAGGATTATTTTCACTACCTTCTTTAGAAGCAGCAAAGTTAAACATAATCTCATCACTACTAAAAGACTTTAAAAAGTTATTCTTAGAATATTTAGCATAAGCATCTTTAGCGTTTTTACTAAAATAATCAGTTTTAGGTATGAAAGTATTAGTAGGAATTAGGTCTTTAGTATTACCTAATTTCTTCCAAGTACTATTCATAATAGCAACCGCTGATTCCGGAGTAATTTTACCACTTTTAACTTCATTGTTAAGTTCAGAATGCAAAGCTATCAGATCACTAGGTTTGGCTTTATTACTAAAACTAGGTATATGATTAATAAACGCATCTTTAATTGGAACACGTCCATTGTCACTAACCAAACCTGTTGGTTTTAGTATGTTTTTTATAGCCGTTATAACAACACCATCGTTACTAAGTATATTTTGAAAAGCAGTAACTTTGTAAGCTTCGTATTTTTTATTATCTTCAGGGGTTATACTATTATCCAATTTATACTTGAAATCATTCTTAATACGATCCCAATACTTATAACTTTCTTTAGACTTATTGTAAGAAGCTCTTAGAGCATTATAACTATCTCTGTCATAATCTGAAACAGGTTTGCCATCAGTTCTACCTAACATCTTACCAGTCTCTTTATCAAACGTATAGTTTTGTTTAAGTAGGTTATGTTTAATATTATTGAGAGCTGATTCAGCAACTCTATAACCTTGAGTAGCTTTTACAATAGCTCCACTAAAATTGTTATATCCTGCACCATCTTCTGTAAAGTTATTAAGTAAGTCTACTTTACTAGGTATAGCAGCAGCGAAATAATCACTTTCTTCTTTAAGCTTTTTCCTGTTAGCGTCAAGACCAACATGATCTGTAAAAGTAGTAATACTAGTAAGAAGCTGTTCACCTTTACCGTGTCTAACAGCACCTTCTAAAGCAGCATTGCTAATTATGTTATTAGCACCAAGGTTTGCCAAAACATTCTTAATGGTCATAGCAGTTTTAAGACCTTCACCATTTAGTTTAGCAAAAGCTGTTTTATCATCAGCAGCTTGATATTCTTGTAGAAGTCTAGTAGCCGTAGTAAAGGTAGCAGCAAACACCTTTTGATTAGGAAATTTAATATCTATTCCAGCTTCTGCTAGTTTATCTTCCAGAGCATTGGCAAGTCCATATGCAGCACCATCGTTAAACCCTGATTTCATATCTGCTAAACGTTTAGCATAAATACCATTAGGATCTTTTTTAGCTAGTGCTGTAAGTTCATTAAGGTCTTTCTTATACATTTCATTGTAAATAGTAGAACCCCCACTCTTGATTACATCATTAGCCAAAGTATTAATATCTTTCTGACTGTTAATGACACTTTGAGTTTCAAAGAACTTAGCTATTCTAGGATCATTTTTAGACCGTTCCATAGCATACTCATAAAGAGCTTTGATATTATTAGCTTTAACCGTTTCGATACCATACAATGTATCAACACCGGTTTTAGCTAATGTAATAGCTCTTGATGTAACTTCTTTATGAGTGTCTTTAACCCAATCGTCAAATGTACCAGCGATATCTATTTTTTCACCCATGTCACCACCGCTGAAACCTCCGGTAATAGTACCATCATCATTCTTTTTAACACCACCATAAGATTGACGGTAGTGATTACGATACATAGCTTGTTCTTGATCTGTCCAAGCACCTTTACCAGCTTTCAGTAAATCTTGCTGAGAAGTTTTAACAGTAGTAGCCCATTCTTGATAAGTTTTATAATCAGTTATAGATTGATTAAAAGCTTTATCATTTGTAAGATTATGGCTAGCTTCATCAACAGCTTTGCTAGCATGTTCGTAATCACCTTCATCAACGTAGTTAGAAATAGATTTAGTAAAGTTATCTACACCATTCTCTAGGTGAACTTTATTAGAACCATTAATATCCATCTCTTTAGCTTTATTTAAAAAGCTATCGGTTTGCTGAATGTTAGATTTATTAACAGCCCATCTTTCTTGATAGACTTTATTAAGTTCCATTAGAGCATCAAGATTCTGATTAGGTAAATTGAAGTCTCCATTATTTACAAAAGATAGACCAGCAGCTTCTGCCATAGTTGTAAGTTTAAACACAAAACTACCATTAGTAAAACTAATGGTAGTATGTAGATTGTTATTTCTTTTTACCAGCCGAACGTTTACTATTTACATCGGCTTCTGTAATAGCTTTATCAGGATTAAGTTTATTCCAAGCTTCCAAACCAGCTGTCATAAGATGACCACTTCTACCAGTAGAAGCTAACATAGTTAGATATTCTTCTCTACTAGACTTATTAGCTAAACCTATTATAGTATTAACATTTACTCCACTTTCATCAAACTGTTTTGAAAGTATTCCGTAACGTTCTCTTTCAGAATCAACTTGCATACTACGTTCAGCACCTTTAAGTAGATCGCTAATAGTATTAGACATATTAGCAGATTTCTTAGCAGTAGTATCCATGTTACGTTGATAGTTAAACATTTCCTCCTGATTATGAGTTCTAGCGTTGTTAATATTAACTTCTTGACGATTAAGTTTGTTCTTAGTTTTCATATCGGCATTAAACTTATTAGCCGTATCGTTAACATCATTAACCTTATCGAGAAGTCTAGTTTTCAAATCAGCAACATTTGCTACTCGTTGGGTAGTAGAAGTAAGATTATCTTCTACAAACTTTTCGTAATTACGAGTTTCTTTAGCAACCATGTTAATAGGAAGTCTAGTATCAAATTTCGCATCTAAATTCTCAGCAGTAGCGTACTTAAAGTTAACAGGTCTAGCGGCATCTTTATTTATAAGATTGTTGTTATAAATGTTATCCAGTATAGAAGCACCTGTTGCAACAACGTTCATATTTTTAATAGGATCTTTATCCCAAATACGACTTAGCATAGTTCCAGGTTTATCAGAACTAACAGGAGGGTTACTACCACCTCTACCTGTAATAATAGCAGTAGGATCAAGTTTGAATTTATTATCTTCATACTTACCAACCCTCATGTTTGGATTAGCTTTATAGTTATCAACAAATCCATTTAGTAAATTAGGATCTAAATCTCCGTTGGCAGTACGTTTAGCTTTATCTAAAATATCATTTGTAATAAATCCTGGCGTACCATCTTCAAAACCTCCGTTACCGTATTCTACCGGTTCACGATATTTGTAATCGTATTTCTTATCTTTAGAATCATAAAGAACGTCTACACCAAAAGTAGACTTAACTTTATTAGAATTAGCTTCTTTATTACCAACTCCAATGGAAGGTTTACCAATAACAGAGGAAGTACGTAAACCATAATTAAGATTTGTAACGTCCTTACCACTTTCGTTACTACCGGTAATACCAAAATCAGCTTTATGATATTTATCCATCAAAGTGACATAATCATCATAATCGTTACCGAGAGTAGATTTTATAGAATCTTTATTTACATAAGCACTGGTTTTCTTTTCGGTGTAATACTTATCGGCATTAGCAGCTTTAGTTTTATTATCTTTATTGTAGTTTTCTTTAGCCAAACTATCGAAACTATTGGGATCAGAAGCTCTTAATAAAGTATCTAGTTTAGTCTTATACTCAAACAATCTAGCCTTATCTTTATAGTCACCATCAGTCTCAACAGATTTCTTAAAGGTATCAAAACTAGTAGCAGTATCGGGATATTTGAAATGCGTCTTAGCTGTACCACCATCTCCAAAAGTTTCTGTAGATTGATCACCTGCTTTCATAGATTCTTGAGCAGAAAATAGTCTATCAAGATCTATACCTTTAACATCTATTCTACGTTGTTCAGTATTCCTACCAATAGGTGAAACAGTCTTGTTAAAACTAGTTTCCAGTTCACCCTTTTGTTTAGATATCTTATCAGCCATTCTAGCAAATGTGGTACCACGATTTCCGTTTATACCGAACCTATCGCTAAAAACTCTAAGACCTTTATCGGTAGGTTGTATAACTTCTCCAGCTTCAATACTAAATTTACTACCGTCTGCACGATCAATATCGGTATCGTTACCGCTACCATGTTTACCACCAGCAACACTCATAGTGTTTCCACTAGTAGGAACTAAATCACCTAGACCGTAACTTTCATTATTGATATTACTTAAGTATTTTTCTATACGACCTTTTTTAATATTACTTTCGGCATTAATGTAATTAGGATCGTTAGCAGGATCGCTAGTTATACTAGCTAACATACCTCCAACAGAACTACCAATCCCTATGCCAGCACCTATGCCATCCATAGCGCCATTTGCTCCATTACCACCAGCTGTATCAAGTTTACCATTACCACCGATACCCTTTGGAGCTTTTAGATTACCACCTATAACACCACTTCGCTTACCAACCAACGCTCCATCTCCATACAACTCATTGTAAACATCTGTTGAGATTTGTCGATTAGTGTCTACAGTATCTTCAATGCTTCTACCATCTTCAATATCACCAAGCTTCTTTAATTTTCTAGCAGCTTTGGCACCTTTTGCTTCAGCCACTTTACTAGAACCGTAAGAAGCTGCGGCAGTAACCGCAGCAGCTACCAACAAAGGAATAGCCATATCTTTTAAGTTTTAACGTTTAACACTATTAACCATTAGAGATACATCATTGATAATCTTATCGTAATCATATTGATTGTTTATAACAATTCTAATCACAAAGTAATTATTAATAAAAACACTACGTTCGTACCAATCTTTTTTAGTAGCATCTACATTACCAGTAATAACTTGTTTATCAGATGTAATAAATGGAAGTTTATCATTAATAACCGCATCTCTAAAGTTATTAAAAATATACTTAGATTGAATCATTCTATACCCACTAGATTCTATATTGGCAAGTTCAAAAGGTAGAATACCACTACATTGTGTATCAGTATAAACCATTACACTATCAATAGTTTCATTGTAAAGATTTTTAGTAACCTCATTATCAATGAAACTCTGTGCAGTAGTATTAACAATAATAGAATCTAATCTTTTATCCTTATCTATTTCAGCATTGAAGATAATATCTACAACTGTAGGATAGTAAGGTTGAGAACCGTTTCTACTACTAACATGAAATTTACCTTTTTTACTACGGTCATTATGCTTATGCAATGTATCAAATTTAAGCGAAAAGACCTCATCCCTATAGGTAAAAGCAAGATCAGCAAACCAATCATACCTACCGAACCAGCATTGTTTGTGAATCGAGTAGCAATGGTTAAAAGATGTCTTATTATAGACATGTAGCAAACCTGTTTTATCAAGTATGGTAAATAGACCATTACCAGTAAACGGGTTAACAGGTAGGCTTCTATTTATCTTTGTGTCGAACATATTGGTAAAGAAGTTAAACATGTTCACCTTACTAATATTACCAGCCTTATCCCCCGAGACCAAATATATAGCCTTCTTAAAAGTATCTACAACGGTAATACCAAACTTATGATCACAAACATGTGCAAAATGTTCACAACTGATTCTACCACCCTCTTCATCTCGTATCTCAAAAGGTGCTCTATCAAATAAATCAGCAGTACCTAGATACACGTCATTATCTTTATATTCAATACGATCTTTTAACATAGCTAGGCTAAGAGCATTTCGTTGTTGAATATAAATATTACCACCTTTACCTATCATTTTAACAATTTCATTATTTTCAATAGGCATGTAATATATATCATTAGCCTTAAAACTTTTAAGATTTGCTAGATTAGTTTTAACATCGTTTATTATTCCACTTTTAGCAATAGCATTATATAGATAACTGTTTATTTTAAAGTTACTAAGTATAATAGGTACATCTATATCTTGTGGAGAATTATAATCTGGATTATAAAGAGGTTTTAAATCTTTAAAGAAATCCCGTTTAAAGTTATCACTAACATCGTTAATGTTTACTTGTAGTATTTCATCCTTTTCAACATATAGTTTTGTAGTATCTACAGTACTTTCTGAAAAGAAAGGAGTACTCATGATATTAGCATCTTTATATACCTTATCTTTTGCAAAAGCTGTAAGATTTAGAAAGTAATCTTCATTAATAAGTGCATGGGGATTACTTGTAAGCTTATGTGTAATACTATCGTTAACATTTTTAAATGTATCACCTATTATAATATCTTCATCTTTACCTATTGAATGATAACCTGCAATCTTTATAGGCTTTATCGCTATGACTGTTAAAGGTTGATTAGTAAAATCATAATAAACATTGTCCTTTTTACTATAACCAGTAGCCAATACAATTTTACAACCAACAGGTTTTGTACTACTTAATGTAGTACTGTCCAAACTATTATAAGGACTAAGTCTAGCAGGTTTGAACCTATATAATTCTCTAGTAACTCTACCTTTATCATTGTCTATTGTAAAATCATCTTCATAAGTAGCACTCATTAAATTATCACTATTAGACCTCCACCCTGATTTATCACTATTCGGAGTTTTATCAGCAGAAGCACTCTCTATATATACAAAAGAATCACCAGTATTGTTAGCTATATAGCTATCTTTATAATCTAAAGGGACAACGGAGTTATTAGGTATATATTTAGATATGAGTACTTCTATAACACCTTTATAATAAGGGTTCTTGTAATAAGGCTTTAAACCCGCATCAAGTTTAGTCTTAGAAAAACTTCCTACAATAGCTTTCAACTTAGTACTTAAAAGACCATAGTTAGCACAGTAATCAATATATTCTATATACTCCGGTATAAGATGTGTTAGAGCAATATTACTCTCAGAGTAAATAATATCTAAAAATTTAGTTTTATAGAGACCTCTAAACATAGCATTAAATCCATTCTTAGGAGTAATGTATTTAAGATCTACAGTATAACTAAGCATACTGGCTATATCCTTTTTATTAGGATACCAACTTTTATTATTTATAATAGATTGACCATATAGATAATCCCAATTACGAGTAGCCACTTGAATGTTATCAGTAGTTAGATTACCATTATCTTCAACATCCCCTTGTAGAGTTATATCATGAATCGGACTCTGTCCCCAAACAGTACGATTTATAGCAGTACGCTTAGCTTGTGCAATACCAATATGACTAATCTCATTTAAAAGTTCTTGTGGGATATATATATTATCAAAATAAGGTTTTAATAGATCAACACCTTTACCTAGTACAACATCATCTTTATAAGAATTGGCCATTAGAGGAAATCTATGATGTCTAACATTTCCAACAGGGAAATAAGTTTCATCGTCTTCTGGATAAAGTTCATTAGTGTTCTCCCAATAAGAAAGGTATTCTTTATGAGTATAACCACCACCATGCAACATCCATTTTTTATCAAACAGTTTAACAAAATACTTATTTCCATTAACTGCTTGTGGAGTATTAACATTAAATACTATATCAATAGTTATTGGAGTAACTTCTTGAACTTGATTAATATTAGTATATTTAATAATGACAAACTTATTTTCAATATATATACTAAAGTTATTCCAAAGATTCTGATTAACAGTAGTTGCATTAGCAAGATTAAAACTATTGAAATCATTAAAAGTGTTGAATTGTATGATACACTTAATAAGTCCAATAGTGAAAGTAACCTCTACCTTCCCTACTACAGGGGAAGCTACCGCAAGATCATTTTGAAAATACATAATAGGTATCTGCTCACATCCAAAAGACTTACCAATAGTCTTACCAAAAGAGTTAGTATGAAACCCATTTAAACTAGGATTATGACAATGTGCAACTTCACTTGGATGAATATTTTCAATAGCACTTCTACCTGGTATATGAAAAGCAGGAACTATATGACCTGAATGTTTCAGTACAAAGAATATATAATAAGCATGTACTTCACCATGCATAAAACCTTGATTACTACCATTGTAATACTGATCTGAATCACTACCAGCAGGATATGAAGTATTGTTATCTATTAAACCTAGTCCACCATGTATCAAATCTTTATAATCTAAACCTCCAGTAGGACTTGTAACAACTGGATTGTTAGGAGTTAGAGTAGGAGTTACATATCTATATCCAACTTTAATATCATTAGCAAACTTTTGATAATCTAGTTTATTGTTATATTCTAAAGGAGATGCTATATAAGCTTTATTATTAGTTATTATAACATCGTTTATTTTATCGTAAACAGCTCTACGAACTGTAAACTCTCTAATATCGGTTTCATCACCAGTATTATCACTGACAGCTATTGTTAAATCATTAGAACTAACACTAAACTTTTTATAAATCTTACCAGTAGTTATACCTTCAGATTTAAGAATTATACCTATTTTTATATATCTATAATTAGTATTAAGATTCTTAAAGTTTAAAATTATAGAACTATTACTGTTTTTATCAGTACGGTTACCAATATATATAGGGCCTTGTATAACACTCCAATTAGTAACACTTTCATCAGAAAGTTCATAACTAGCTGTAATATAATAAGCACCACCTTTAAGTATTCCATTCTTACTAACAGAATATCTAAAATCAATACTATTGGCAGTATTGAATAGATATAGACATTCTTCATTTCCTACAATCTCTTTATTAGTATTTAGTATTATATCAGGAGTTTCAACGTTTAGAATCATAGGACGATTACTAGTTGGAGTAGTACCGTCACACCAAATGAGAACTAGATCACCTTTATAGTTAAAAGTATGGCTAGATCGAATAGGATTGTCTAATGACCAGTTAAATTTCGACGTTTTAAGTACCGTTTTAGCAACGTTCTTTTCGGGGTCGTACAAATATATCACCGCATACCTTTGACCTGCATAGAGGTTACCAAAAATGGCAACCCCCTTATTTGTAACCTCTTTCCCAACCAACTCTAGCGTCTCACCCTCACCAGCCAAAACCAGTTTAGGATCGAAGCCAAATGCGTTACGACTACTAGTAAAATCATCACTAACAGCTAGATTTCTAGCATATTCCAAACTACCGTTATCTTTATTAACGGTATTACCGTCTAACCATTCACCTTTAGTAACTTTCATAACTCAACCTTTAAATCGTGAATATCTACTAATATCATGAATAAAAGTAGTATTGATATCTTTTAAACGTTCTCTAGTAGCATTATCGAAATCTAATAGTTCACCTCTAGCTCTATCAGCATATCTTTCAAACATTCTAGCAGGATTCAATTCTTCAGTACCACTAGCAAGGCTTAAAGTTGGATGGACGTATCCCCCGTAGAGAAGAGAGCGAAGCACATACCAGACTATTGACTGCTTAGTAAGTTCACCATCAGGAATCATAGGTATTTCTTGATTACTAATAGGATCAAAACTATGAGGAAGTCTAGTATAATACAGATCAACACGTTCGTTATCCGGAACGGTAGTTTCGCAAAACTTGTTATTAAGAGTTGAATAACTATGTTTACTACTACCGTTGTTAATAGCTAGTTCAAACTCTTTGATCCTAACTTTAATATCACCATTGGCATCAACAGTTTTAATCTGATCATAAGCCATTACTGAAAGTTGACCTGAATAATCTTTTATACTCTGATTACCAACATGAATATTACTATTAAGTCTATCTACAATACAACCTTTGTAAACTACTAGTGCAATGTTCTTAATAGATTTAGGTAACTGAAACTTACTATTAGTAACTTTAATACTACTTACAGCTGGTTCATATGGTAGCCTAACCTTTAGTTCACTAAGCGCTTCATTAATCCATTGAGGAAGTCTGTAAATATAATCACTACTCTTAACATGATAAGTGTTTTCAATAATAGTGATAACTTCATCGAAAGTAACCCATGAGTATATCATAATCTTAATAGATTGGACGATTATAAAATCGAAGTTCGTAAGTAGGGATAAGTTCTTTTAAAACATTAAGACATTCAATGAAAGAGAAACCACTCTTTTGAACATCTTGTGGATTAGTAAGAGCTTTAACTAGTTCAGCTCTATTATAAGTAGCTCCAGATTTACGACAAGGATTGAAGTTATAACAAACGTTAGCATCTGTTTTAACACCCTTATGCCAAACCACATTAAAATAGGTTTCGTTAGTATTGTAGATAAGCCATTTTTCACCAAGGTAAGTTTCACCTTTAGCAATAGCCTTTTCTTCATCTTCTTTTAGATACGGAACTCTACCGTTGCTAATTAGAAACTCTTTATAAGCATTAGACTTTTTCCAGTCAGGACGTTTAACATTAGCCCGAACTTTATTGACATATACTACAACACTTCCATAATCAGTAGCAAATTTAATAGAACCACCATCAAGAAGTTTAAGTACACATTGCTTATTATACTGTTCAGACAGTTTATTATAAACAGTCTTACTAACTAGACATCTTTTAAATTCAGCAATTGTAATATTAGTTACATTAATTATAATATTAATAGCAACATAATTAGTAAAGTACTGTTCAATCTTAATACGATCTTCATAACTTTTACATATAATTTCAATCTTTTTAACATCATCTAGTTTAATAGCGTTTAGAAGTTTAAAAAGATCTACAGTACCTCTAATCATATCCCCATTACACATAAGGGTACAATTAACAGTAGCAAAAAGAGATACTAATTGATTTTTAATAATATCAATAGTATCTCCATTCCTAATAACTTTGTTCTCTAATTTAGTAATTTTAGCTTTAAGATTACTAATATAATCATCGTACTGAACTTGTTTACCTATTATCTTCGGTTCGTTTTTCATTTGAATCAATACTAACTTCCCTATCGTCTGTAACAGCAATAGCAAAGTCTGTTTTAAAGATGATAGCTTTAAGTTCACGAAGCATGTCTTCAGGAATTAAAAATTCATCAGTATCTTCTACGTATTCTTTATTGAAAGTAGAATTAGAGTCATCAATTAAATGTGGGTTTATAAAAGGATGTCCAATAGTAATATTGGCAATATTATTATCTGTAGCATATATGTATATATAACCATTTACAAAACAATACATTATAACATTAACAAAATATTTAGAATTACGCATACGGGTAACTCCAGTAGCGTTACTAACATATACGTATGGATAAGCTCTATCAGAAGTACCAACATACATAAAAGGAGTGTTATTAGCAACTCTAACTGTACTAGGTATTCTATTTTTAGTTCTTAGAACAGATCCACAAACATTTGTAGAAACATTAGGTAGATCAATAGAAGGAACTTTTATCATATTGACTGAAACATACTGAATGTAATCATCATCAATTCCAGTCTTTCTAACATCACGTCTAATAAGTTCAGCACGACCTTCTATTATCAAACGTTTAACTCTATTGTATAGAGGGGTATTATCAACCTGACCAAGAGCTTCTATTATCTCAGTTGCTATCTCTTTAATACTAGCCATTGTCTAAAATTTGGTTGTTAATAATAGGTAGAATAAACCCGCTATTAGTTATAAGATTAATCTTATCTATAGCCATTTGTAAACTAACCTCATCATAGTCTTTGTAACCATCTGCAATTTGTATAGCATTAGGTCTAACATTGGCTAAATCTAAAGTCTTAACACTTCTAGTTAGAAATATGAAGTTAAGTTTATCATGCTGAGTTTTTATATTAAACAGATAACGATCTGCTAATCTCTCACCATAAACAGCATACACGAAAGCTACATTTTGTTTAAGAGTAGCAAACTTATCATTATCTATCATACAAGTAGTTTTAAATGTAAAAAGAGAGACTGGAATAGTCTCTCTTATATACGTTTAGTTAGTTTTGATAACAACCTTTAACAAAGCTCGAAAATCTATAGCCGAGTTCTTATAGGTAAGTTCCGGTAAGTTATCAATAGAAATCTTAGGGAAATCTATATTCTCAGCAGGACTTCCAAGAAACTCGTTGAAAGCTACTAACATTTCTTTACGAACAGCGATGTCACTAGCATACTTAACATCTAGTTCATCTAGTTGAGTCTTAACCATATCTTTGATAGTTTCAAAGTTAGGTTTAGAACTAACCTCAACAGTATAACGAGGTTGACCGTTTTCAGGACTATCTGTAGGGACATTGTTATAGTTATAAAACATAACAATCCCGTCGTAAGTCTCAACGTAAGGTTTGTAAATAGCCTTAACCTCATCTAGGTATTGAGTATAACTAGGTGTCATAGTTTGAAGAGTTCCGAAATGCTTGATGTTCTTATCACAAACATCTAACACTTGGAGCATAATCATCTTAGTACGATTATTGGCTACATCAATAACTTCGCTAATAGCTCGTTTAATCGAGTAAACTTCTTGGTATTTAAAAGCATTTTCGTCAACAGTATTATCTTCTGTAGCAGATGCTACATTAGACACTTCTTGTCCATCTTCTTTAACTGTCTCGTCGGTCTCCATCGGTTTCATCTTTAAAGTGATTTAAGTTTATAATGTAAATATGGGGAATATTACTATAATGCCAAAGGTAAAATCAGTATTAATATGAATATATAGCAAAGTATTTTAATAGTGGTAGTGGTAACAATAAGGCTACCATTACCGATATGCTACCAATAACTACGACCTTCTCTACATAATATACCATTACCATCTACATATAGTCTATATCTAGCACTATCTGTACCACCTGTATTCAACGCGACCGCTGGAAAGTTCATAAACTTGATCTTACCATCGTTCAATATTAAAAGTCTATCTTGACCAGCTGTACGAATTTTAACACCTTCTGTTGTAATATACACTTGAGTCCATTCATCAGAAGAGGTTAAACATTGTTCAGCTTTAGTTCTAAACTGATACATATCAGTTCTATCAAAAACAACATATTTTTCACCATTGATATTATTATAACTTATAAATCCATTACTACCAATATATGTACCGTTAGATATATGCCATAGAGTAACCTGACCATCGTTATTAACACTAGAGCCTTCACTCAATATCTCAATGGATGCATGATCACCATTACTAGCTGTAGCAGAAGCCCAAGTAGATCGTGAGTGAGAATAACTTAATCTAAAACTACCGGTTTTATCAACAGTAAATGAAATAGGAATATCAACATCTCCATTTACATTAACAATATTATAATTAGAAGAATTACTAAAAGATCTACTTGTTACATTAGTTTTATAATTTTCCCAAGTACTACCGTTTAGATATTGTAAATTGACATCACAATATACCGATATAACTAACTCTACTTCACTCACATTATGATGATCATAATCAATAGTACAACTACCACTAATAACAATCGGTATCACACCTTTATATACACCCTTATCGCTAATAGTAAATGCTGGAGAATAAGCCTGTTGTTCTCCTAAAGGTATATTACCAACAGCATAAGTAGCAGCACCAGAACCTTGTTTACAATCTAATAACGATATATCACCACCTCTAATGAATACACTAGGTACACCCAAATTATCAAAAAAGGATAGACTATTTCTACTAAGTTGAGATTGTAGAAGCCCTGTTGAATCATAACCAGTAAGAGTACCAGCGGTACCATGTAATTCTAATACAGTTTTACCAGTTACATCATCGACAGCACTAATAGTTTTACCATTAATAACGTCACCTATAATGTTAGTAGCTTGAATAGTTCCAGTATAAACGCCGTTAGCGGTAATTTGTGTAAGCTTACCATCTATGTCTTCTAGTGCTGGTGTCCAATCAGTAGCATTACTACCGTTTTCTAATTGTAACCCGTATAAATAAACAGTTCCAGTACTTTGTTTTATGCTTTCATAGTTTCTACCTATATGAATATTAACACCTTTAGAATAATCTGCTATAAATGTCGTATGTAACTGAACCCAACCTTGAGTAGTTGTTTGTACCTGTTTATTAAGCGTATTCCAATTTAAAGTATTATTTACAGTCATTACGAAGTTAGTAGCAGTTCCAAGTTTAACCC